AATAACAACTGGATACAACACGAACAGTATCTAAAAGGTCGTAAGGAGAATCATGTCAAAAAAACGACAGGTTAGTTGGGAAGAATATCAAGGGTTAGTTGCAAAAATCTGCAGAGACATCACTGTCAGTGGATGGAAGCCGGACTATATTGTTGGGATTACTAGAGGTGGGTTATTGCCTGCTAAAATGATTAGTTACTATTTTGATGTTCCTTGTGAAACACTAAAAGTAAGTTTGCGTGATCACGAACAAACAGAATCAAATACCTGGATGGCCGAAGATGCTTACGGACATCCTAGATCGGAAAGATATATAGAAGATTCAAATGACATAGGTTCTATTTTAGAAGCCGCCAGCGATTTACTCGAATCAGGAGATGCTTGTAAAAATATCCTCATAGTAGACGATATTAACGACACAGGTGCTACGTTAAATTGGATCATGCAAGATTGGGCTGCTAGTTGCTTTCCTGATGATCCTGTTTGGGAAACTGATGTATGGAACGAGAATGTTAAGTTCGCTGTGATTTTTGACAATCTGTCATCTAGATTCAAAGCCAGAATTGATTTTTCCGGTGAGGAGATCAACAAAGCCGAAAATGATGTATGGATTGATTTCCCCTATGAAGATTGGTGGACCAAATGAGCAAAATAAAAGTTTTTTGTACAGATAAAGATAAATTTGTTGACGCTGATATACTCAATTATAAGCCAAAGGCATTTTTAGAAGTTGCTCTGAATACTGTTAAAGTACGCATGTCCTATATGAATAATGCGTATGTTGGTAGTATGGCGGGTTTAGAATTTGTGATCAAAGAGGATCAACTGCCTAGAGAGTATAAGGAGTATCAAAGATGAATTTAAAATACACACTGGCTGATGCGCAGGCGGACGGGCAAGCACCGTGGAAAGATCCTATACAGGAAGATTTTCATGTGGCCATTTATGCAGACAAGTATCCTGTTACAGAAGGTCATCTTTTGTTTGTACCGCAGTATGCAGCCGACGGAGTTATTGAAGACTGCTTCGCTGATGCACTTAAAGTGGGCAAACAAAAGGTAAAGTCTGGTGAATGGGATGGATTTAATATTGGATTAAATTGGGGAGAGGCTGCAGGACAAACTGTGCCGTATCCACATGTTCATCTGATTCCTCGTCGCAAGGGCGACATGGCTGACCCAACCGGCGGTGTTCGTCATGTAATACCAGAAAAGGGCAATTATCATAAATGGCAAGAATAACTGTTCCTTGGGCGAATCAAAACAACACATGGTGGAATGAAACCTGTGCTAGAGTTATTGAGCATTTTGGTTTACCGGGCGGACGTTATGTAACAGAAATTAGTGCGGAATGTATGCATTTTGATTTTAGAAATGATAAAGACGCACTTATGTGCAGATTATTAATAAGCGATAGTATTATATGAAAGATAAAATAATCATAGGCATTCTTCTTTTAGTGTGTATAGTGATACTTGCTAATGCCGATTGGAATAATAGAACTGTGATCTATGACTGTAGCATCGCAGAAATCAGTCCCGATTATCCACAAGAAGTAAAAAACGAATGTCGCAGACTGCGAATAGAAGAATTCCGTGAAAGACAAATACCAGAAAGAAAGACTATATCAACATGAAACATTGGACGTTAACCCTTGAAGAAGATCCCGAAACCAAAGAATTAATATTGCCGTTCACTGACGAAATCCTAGAAGCTGTAGGGTGGAAAGAAGGCGATGTTATAGTTTGGAAAAAGAAAGATGACAAATCCTGGACCCTAAGGAAAAAGGTTGACAAACTGGCTAAAAAGAGTGTATAATATATTATGAGCAAAATTAAAATAGCAGAACTATTTTACAGTATACAAGGCGAAGGACGTTATATGGGCGTGCCTTCAGTTTTCTTACGCACATTTGGGTGTAACTTCAAGTGTGCAGGTTTTGGTATGCCTAAAGGCGAACTTAGTGAAGAATATCGTAAAATTGATCCGACGCAATATTCCAAATACGAAGAACTTCCATTGGTTAGTACAGGCTGTGATAGCTATGCTAGTTGGGATCCTGCTTTCAAGCATCTTAGTCCTATGCTTACTGTTGACGCCATTACTGATCGTATTAAAGAAATTTTGCCGTTTAACACGTGGCAAGACGAACATCTCGTTATCACAGGAGGCGAACCTTTACTAGGTTGGCAACGTGCTTATCCAGACTTGCTTAATCATCCTTCAATGGCGAGTTTGAAAGAAATTACATTTGAAACAAATGGTACTCAAAAGCTAACAGATGAATTTAAAGACTATCTAGTACAATGGCAAATGCCTGACTTAGAATTTAATAGAGAAGTTACATTTAGTGTGAGTGCTAAACTTAGTTGTTCAGGAGAACATCCCGACGAAGCAATTAAACCTGAAGTTGTTTGCGAATATGAAGAAGTTGGGTACACGTATCTAAAATTTGTTGTTGCAACAGAAGATGACGCAGAAGAGGCGCTAGAAGCAGCAGACATTTATCGTGCCGCTGGATTTAGAGGACCAATTTATTTGATGCCGGTAGGTGGTGTAGAAAGTGTATACACACTAAACAATCGTCGTGTGGCAGAGCTAGCAATGAAACATGGATTACGGTATAGTGATAGATTGCAAGTGCCGTTATTTAAAAATGAGTGGGGAACATAATGAAACAATTTATTAGAAAACTGTTTGGTATTAATAAAATACTTGCAGAAAAAGAAGCACTGCAAAACGCTAGAGACAAAGCAGTAGCCGAAACAGTACGAGCTCAAGAAACAGAAGAACTTAGTAAATTAAGTGAAAAGGATCGTGCTACTCGTAAAAAAGAACCTTGGGTAGGTGTAATTAATACTCACGTTAATACAGACAATGTTCGTAATGGTTTTTTTGAACTTGACTGGAATGAGCCATTTGTGTTAAAATTAAGACAAGAAGGTTACGGATACGATGGTGACAAAGACGAAGAAATTGTAGATCGTTGGTTCCGAGAACTCTGCGCTAATGTAGTTGTCGATGGTGACTACGGTGGCCCGATTAACACCGGCGTAATTGATATTAACGAAGTTAAAAGAAAGAATCAATGACATATATTATAGTCGATACAGCAAATACATTTTTCCGTGCTAGACACGTTATTAACGGCGACGCTGATATCAAATTAGGCATGGCTTTTCATATCACGCTTAACAGCGTGAAGAAGGCTTGGCAAGACTTTAACGGCAGTCATGTTATCTTCTGTTTAGAGGGACGTAGCTGGCGCAAAGATTATTATGCTCCTTATAAAGCTCAGCGCACAGCCGCTCGTGCCGCACATACAGAAAAAGAAGCAGACGAGGAAAAGATCTTTTGGGAAGCATTTGACACTTTTAAAGATTTTATTATAGATAAAACTAACTGCACAGTGCTGCAAAATCCACGGTTAGAAGCAGATGACTTAATTGCAGGCTTTATTCAAAGTCATCCTAACGATAATCATGTTATTATTAGTACAGATACAGACTTTGTACAACTCATTGCCCCTAATGTAAAGCAATATAATGGTGTAATGGAAACTACAATCACACACGAAGGTATCTTTGATGCAAAAGGCAAAAGAGTTATCGACAAGAAAACGCAAGAACCTAAAGCAGTTCCAGATCCAGAATGGTTGTTGTTTGAAAAATGCATGCGTGGTGATACCAGTGATAATGTTTTCTCAGCATATCCAGGTGTGCGTACTAAGGGAACGAGCAAAAAAGTAGGTCTTACCGAAGCGTTCGAAGATCGTAAAAGTAAAGGTTATAACTGGAACAATCTCATGCTACAAAGATGGACTGACCATAACGGCATAGAGCACCGTGTACTAGAAGATTATGAACGTAATCGCAGACTGATCGACCTAAGTCATCAACCCGAGGATATCAAAGCAATCATTGCTGAAACTATTACAACAGCAACTAGCGCCAATAAGAATATCAGCCAGGTTGGAATTCGACTTATTAAGTTTTGTAACTTATACGATCTTAAAAAGATTGCAGATCAGGCACAAAGCTATGCAGAACCGTTGAATGCGAGGTACATCAATGAAACTCAAACTTTGTCCGTATGAAGATACCTGTATTAGTAAATCAAATACCTGTTGGGAGAATACAATGACAGACTTACACGCAAAACCGATCATAGAAAATAAATTTTGGATCGTTGAGAAGGACGGTGAAAAATTTGCCACGTTGAGAAAGAACGATGACAATCGATTTGTTCTTAGTAATGAAGAAGGTGTTAAAATATATGACACTAAAGAAAGTCTAACTAGACAATTTGGTAAAGATTTCTTCGTAGCTAAGATTGTAAAAGAGGCAGACGATGCATTACCTAATGAAGTTCATGGGTATGCTACAAGTGTGGCTCCACACAATGCCATGTTCGATATACAGCGTAAATTACCGTTGTTTACCAAGAGCGGTGATTCGAAAAGTCTTTACTGCGCAGGTTACTATGTGATACGTTTTGAGAAAGGATGGGTTAAATCTTTTTGCCCTAAACTGATCACTCTGCAAAGATATGAATATAAAGGTCCGTTCAAAACAGAAATTGAAATGAAACAGGTATTATCAAATGTCTCAAAATAATCTTCCTACAAATCTTCCCACAGTAGAAAGACTGATACAGCGTGTTGTAGCTGCTGAAAAGAGTCAACAAAAGGATATTCGCATATCTATACAAGAAGCTAGAGACCTAACTGCTGAATTAGCTGTTATGACCAGCAAATTAGGTCGTACAGTGCAGGAAATACACGAAATGCTGGCTCAAATACGCGAATCTACTACTAAAATTGACGTTAAGTTCGACGGCGGTGGCTTCTAAAAGGTATAAATATATACGTGGTTAATTAGGAAACACGTATAATGAGTAGACCAAAACCTAAAATATTGTTAGAGTATGCTAACAAGGAAAACTTTAAAATTGAACAGATCCTTGATAGTGAAGCCATCTGGGCAGTATTTTACAAAGGACAACCGTTTAATCTAAAAAGTGGCAGCTTAGTTGCCAGCTATCCTGGGCCTAAGTATAAGAAAGTATCATTCTCGAATCCAGGACATGCAATCAACCTTGCTAAGAAACTTAACAGATTATTCAAAACCAAAGATTTCGAAGTCATGAAACTCACCCAAGGTGAGAAGGTAGATTAGATGGACCTCAAGGATACCTATACTAAGGTATTCCTCCAAGCAGCAGATCAAGACGCTGACCAGAATACCCTAAAACAATATCGAAGCACATGGTGGTGGAATGTCCGCGGCAAAGACAACGGTGGGCTTAGATTGACAGAACCTGCTTTGCAATTTATCACAGCCGATGCTAAAATAAAAACATACCAAGTAGAATTCCCCAAAGATTTCGCTATCACTGCACAAATACTTCTATGGTTAGATAATAACATTGACGGGCCGTATTATATTACTAAAAAGACTATCACTGTGTTAAAAGAAAAAGCTGCATTTCAACTTTATCTATTTTCTGGAGATATCAAGAAAATGGGCTATAACAAAGCCTTGGCTCGTAAATTTAGCCAAGATTCCACCGACGAATAATCACAGTCTATAAATATTCGCACTATGTTCGACCTTAATCCTATTGATGTATTAAAACAAAGAAAATTGAAGATTCTGCCTCCTCATTTTTCACAATTTAAACTCGCCGATGTTGATTTTTTGATTGGGGAGTTTGAGGATTGGATTGGAACAAAATTAAAAGGTAGATATTGTATTGTTCGATCACCTAATATCGATCAAGACGGAAGATGCAAAAGTAGTACATTTGTGGCATTTGAAGACCAGAAAGAACTAACATATTTTATGTTAGCCTGTCCATATTTAAGGAGAAACTAAATGACAGAAGAAGTTAAAAACCAAACAGCCGATGTGGCGGCACCAGAAGCGGCACCAGAAGCGGCACCTGCAACGCCAGCTGTTGATTTAAACATCAGCGACCTAGTTGCGCTAAAAAGTATTGTTGAAGTAGCGTCACAGAGAGGAGCGTTCAAAGCAGCAGAACTAGAAGCAGTGGGTAAAACTTTTAACAAGTTAAACACATTCTTAGAGTCTGTAGCTAAAAAGGAGGCCTAAGATGGCTAAGTCGTTAAAACACATAGGTAGAATGGTAAACACAGGTGCAAAAGTTCTTGTGGTTTTTAGAACTCTACCAGGCGAATCGAATATGGCATTAGTATTGCCTGTAGCAAATCTAACAGACTCCTATCATGACAGTATCATGACTGTGGTCGAAACTGATCAAGCACAAGAAACGTTTGAATTCGGTGAAATCATGTTTACTAGAACATTTCCAGATGGTCGTCCGATGCTGCAGGCTTTGCAAGCTGACGGTCGTTTACAGAAAGTTCCAACTGATTCAGTTATCATGGCGCCGACCACTAACGACAATGTTCGACTAGATCAACTTAATGTACTGATTGCAGAACAACGCAATTGTACCGTTGACGATCTTTATACGTTTGTATCTGGAGCTCCAAAAAAATCAAACGGATCAGTAGTTGAGGAGATCGTAGAAGTCAAAGATCTTTCGCCAACTGCGCCATTGAAGGCTCCGGAAAACGCAGTATTATCTGACAAGGACATAGCTAAGTCGTATCGCAGTCAAGCAGATGCTATGTATAAAGAAGCAGCAAAATTAAGAAAGGAAGCAGACGATCTTGATCCTCCGCAAAAGAAAACTGCAAAGGTAAAAGAATCTGCTGATGCCTAATCCTTTATTCAAACCGCCAAGGCATTTAGTTAAAGAATGGCCTGAAGTTTTTGAAGATCTATATATGAATACCATGCCGGTGGCATATCTTGAGATGGTACATCTTGAGTTTGTCAACGGCAGAGTATGGCAGATTGATATCAAAGAACAAATGAAATCTTTAGATCCCGATGAAATCGCAGCAAAGCTGTTAGAAACACTTCAAGAATATAAAGATGAAATTAAAAAATTAGACTTCAAGGTTGACGTTGAAAGATTGAAAAAAGATATAGGTGATAGCACTAAAACTATTTTTTAAGAAATATATCCTAACGCTTTACTAAAATTATATAATTCTTCCGCCATTATTCTATAACCTTCCCTAGTAGGGTGCATACAAGTTGTAATGTACTCTGTGGGTTCTTTTAATTTGGAGTAATAGTCATAGAATGCACCATCTGCTAGTTCTTCTCTACCATCATAACGCAATAGTAATTGCATAAAACTTTTACAGCCCTGAGGATATAAAAACTTATCCCATGGTATAGAATCTACTAATTCAGTGTGTTCTTCACCGATTTGACGTATAAAATTTTCTCTAGTAATTCGTTGATCAAATGCACTGGCAACTATAAAATCCCAACCTTGTGCTTTGGCAAACATTGCTGCTTCGCGAATGTTTAACAGTGCTTCAATACAAACAAACTTTTCACTCCATATATCTCGAGCGTATGCTTCCCACAATTGTTTGTGCGTGGCATTTTTATCCCAAGGATTAGGCCACATAGCAAAAAAGTGATAATGTTCTTCAAATTGCCTATTAATAAAATCAAAACGCTCTATACCACTAAGCATTAATACAAGAATCGCTTTATTTGCTTTTTCTATTTTAACCTTAGGATTAATGTATAGCTCTTTTACACTTGCTCTATTTCCCTTGCCGGATGCTCCGAAATTTACCGGAGTAAAATTAGGAAGATGATTTTTACAAATTTGAGATACCCAACTATATTCGTACATTTCAAATTCTAAATCTTTAGGAATCTTCAATGGATCAACGAACCCGCCATATTCTTTGTAGGTTTCTTTACTCCAACTTCCCACACCTTGTGTAAAGCTATCCCCCAAGCCAATAATTAATTTTGAACTTTCATCTATTGGGGGTATATGGATATCATACATTATGTTTTTCCTAATTTAAAATAATTGTTATACGCTTGCTGTAATCTAATAAATGCCGGATTTATTTTTGTAGTATTGTTTTTTAAAGTTTCATAATTGTGTTCTAAGATTGGTCGCATAGATTCAAACCAACTTGCTTTATCCTTGATTGCGATTATTTTTTTTATCGATTCTACTATTGCATCATATCTTTCGAATGTTGGCAATTCATCATACCGTTCGTCAATGAATCCTTCAAATGTTTTATATCCCATATCACGTAATTCTTTTAAACTACCCTTGTTGCCCAACACAATAAACGGATGAAAACATACAATCGGTTTAAAAACTTTTTCACTTAAAAATAATTGTTGATCATAATCTGAAAAAGATGGTTCTGAAATTACAGTGACCCAAGAATCTAAGCACACTTGATCTTGTATTCTTTTTATATAATACAAATCGTCGAATTCATTATTGTTTTTTCCATGAACTAATAATGGCAAAATAGAATTTGCTATTTCTGCTCGTTCTTTTGGAACTCCGCGACCTTCGAAATAAACAGTATTTGTATTAAAGGGATTCATACTTACTAACCCGTATTTCAATAATTCCTCTTCAAACATTCTGATGTAAAACCAAATCCTATGTCCGCGAAGTCTTTTTTGCAAACAATTAAAATCTTTAATTTCATTTATTTGTTTATGTGATATATGCTTATCAACTGATATATCTAAAGACGACCATACAGAATTATTGTAAACATCTGCCTCAAAATGCACATACGGAATAGCTGTTATTCTATTTTTAATTGCGTTTTCGGTTGCCCATTTATCGTATTGTTTATCGCATAAGGAATTTCCGGTAACGTAGACTATTGCTTCTGGAGGAACTTGATAATCCTCACATTCTTTATGAAAAAATTCCCACAACCATTCTGCATGATATCCCTCTAATGATTGATCAAATAACAGCATCGCTTTACCATCTCGAACATCATTAAGTTGTTTTTTGCCGATATAAGAAAATACCGTTTCTTTATTATTGCCGATCGCCTTTGAATACCCTGTCCAGTCATTAGGGCTATGATTAACTCCGGTAGGTATGATGTACGGGCGAGGTTTATTTTTCATAGAGTACGGTTGTGCTATTTGAGTTCTATGTAATATAGTCATAGCCATAGGAGATGGCGCGAATCTTCTAGCTCCCGATCCAATAATATCGGAACAGTTTGTAAAATTTAAATGATTATCTTTATCTTCAAAAACAAAATCCATTACATTAACCTATCTCGCCATGGCTGCGGTGTTTTATCATTTATAATTTCTAAAGGAAAACTGTAATCAAAAGGCTTTGGACCCCGATTCTTAATCCAATCAGCGGTATTTTTAACTGCCTGTTTCACATCGATCGTAGTTTTATATCCTAAAATTTTTCTAGCTTTATCACTGGAGCAGATGGCATCTTTTACTTCTCGAGGACGTTCAGGGAAATAAATCGGAGGCTCGGCAAATTTACATTCTTCAGCAACTATCGAAACTATTTCATTAATTGTGATAGTGCCTTCGTCTGGGCCAATATTAATTATTTCTCCGACAATGGTAGGATCAAGTGCCATTTTTTCTAAACAATAGATACAATCATCAATATAACTAAAACAGCGTGTCTGATTACCATCACCATACACAATAGCTGGTTTTCCTTGTAGATTGCGATTTATCATGATACTGATCACATTACGAAAAGGATCATCGTATCGTTGTCTCGGCCCGACAATATTATGAGGAACTGCAATATTCCATTCCATTCCATGTGTTTCGCACAGAACCTTAAGTGTTTCCTCTCCGGCAACTTTTGCGATTCCATACGGATCAATTGGCTGTGTCTGTTGTGATTCTTTGAAAGGGGTTTCTTGATCACCGTATCTTGCCATACTCGAACAATAGACAAATCTTTTTACTCCAACAGCAATAGCTGCACTTATAGTACTGACCGATGCTTGATAGATATTCTTAGTAATAAAGTTAGGACTGAACACACTTAATCCTTCGTGTGCGGTGGCAGCGGTATGTATGACAACATCGCTGTTGTTCATTATTGTTTTTAATTTTTCGTAGTCGCAGCAATCAACAGCATGGAATTCTATTCTAGGATCTAAATTATCTAAATACCCTCCGATCAATGTGTCATTACCAGCAACGTTATGTCCAAGAGCCAACATCTTATCTGCTATATGACTACCTAAAAATCCTGCTACGCCTGTAATAAAAATTTTCATACGTTTGCACAATCCCAATAAAAATTTATAAGTTCTGGAAAGGTATTTTGGAAATCAGTACCTCGTCTGCGATCATATTCAGTAAACCAATTAAAGAAGTCGCGTTTGCCTTCTAACAGTCTTTCCTGGGTATATAGAGTCGTTTCCATGTATTTTACAACTCTTAGGAATTTTTCGTACTCTAACTCACTGAATTTACTACGATTTTTATCGTCTAAATTGGCTAGAATGAAGTCTAGGTATCTTTGCATGTATGGCATAAATTCTTCTTTAGGCAATATATTCATATCGTACTGTAAAGGCTCTTTTAAGAACGGTGTGTCAAATCTAATACGCTGCCATTTATTCTGTTCAAATCCATTGTATTTTTCACGCCATTCTAATATTTTTTCTAACAAACTTTGAAAATTTGTTACTGTTAAGATATTGAATGTTATCATGAATGTGATAGGAAGTTTTGTTTTTGTAAGATAGGTATCTAGATTCTGTTCCCACACTGTTAAATCTAATCCTGTTCGAATGTATTCGGCAGCAGGGCCCCAAGTATCAACACTGGTGAAAATTTTAAAATCTTTTATAGCACCAATATCTAATAATCGATTTACTTTGTCTACTAGACGTTGTATTAATATAGGCTTAACACCAAAGTTACTATTGATATTCAATTCTAACTGCGGCTGAGGATTGCGTTCTAGTTCTTCAAATAGTCTCCAGGTGCTGGACTGTAGCAACGGCTCTCCTCCGGTGATTCGTAAAATGGTCAGTGTCTTGCTGACTTCTGGCCACCAACGCCACCATGCTTCAACATAGGGGTTATTTTCTTCTTCATGGATCTCAAACCAATCGATATCATTGCGATGATTCTTAACCATGGTATATGGTCCGTGATCTTTGATCTCTTTGTAATAACTGCTAGAATGTTTAGGATGACAATATCCGCATTTAAAATTGCATTCATTCCCGAATGAGATTTCTATGTATTGAGGATTTACCGGAGCTAGCGGATTGGCTTTAATAGCTCCGAGCCTTTCTTCAGTATAGATACTTGCGTTACGTTCTTTACGATCGCTGATATAATCTTCTCCCATTGCTTCGATATTCCAGCAATAGTTACAGCCACTAGGTTTTTGGCCTGCGATCATTTCTGCTCGTTGACTGATCTTTTCTTTGGTGTTATGTAATGCGCTTGGGTCGACCGCTATTTCTTCTAAAGGAATTTTATGAGGGGCAGGATGATAGCAACTGTGTGTTTCTCCTGTCTGTAGGTAAATGGTCGTGTGGTGCCACTTCGCCAAACAAAAAGTAGGACTAATCTCGTTCATTATAGGAATGAACTTTTGTATGCGCTGCTTATCGTCCACGGAACTGTTCCTCTGACCATTCAGTTTTATTTAAATAGGTTCTTGTATATAAATTTATACGATTTACTTCTTGTATATGATCGATGCCTGTTACTGCCCTGTATTTTTCTACTATATTGTAGTAGTTGTCTAGGACTGTTTGTGCATACGTAGAATCAATGTTTTTTGTTGCTCCCACTTTGTTTCCTAATGCAATTAACCATGTGGTCCAATTTGCACCTGTAAATAAATGACCAGATTTTTTATGTTCCGAGTATATTGGTCCTGATTTTATTAATTCTTCTTTTAACTCTATATTATTGGTTTTAACATAATTATTTTTTACGTTTTGCCAAAATGGTTCTGTTCTTTCGGTATTAGAGTAATGCGAACTTACAAAATCCACAGAACTTTCAAAACTTTCTGTAAATTGATAATTATACAAATTGATACTATCAGTAGTATAAGAAAAGTCTGCAATCCTGTCAAATAATTGTTTAGTTTGGGAAATAATTAATGCGATTCCTGTGCTTTCTAATGGTTCTATAAATCCTGCACTTAGTCCAATTGAAACTACATTATTAACCCACGGAGTTTTAGTATACTGTGGCGTCCAATCTAATACACGTATTTTATTTTTGTCTACTCGACCATCCCAAAAATTTACAAAAAAGTCTTTTGCACTGTCTACACTTGTAATATTTTTATCAAATACTAGTCCAGTACCAATTCTACTGGCTGTAGGAGTTATCCATATCCACCCGTGATCGACTGCAACAGCCTTTGTATACGGATGCATTTCATTCTGTTTATCAGTATACTGTACCGGACATGCAAGTGCTGTATTACAAAATAATCTACCGTATAGTGATTCGTACTTAACGTCATTGATTATTGATTTCATTCCGGTGCAGTCAATAAACAAATCGCTGACAATCAATCTTTCATCTTTTAACTTTAGCCCTTCTACTTTATTATTATTATTTCTAATAACAGTTACTACATCAGATTTTATTAATTTACATCGATGCATTATTCTATCTTGTATGTAGGTAACTAACTTTCCTGCATCAACATGAAATGCATAAGAATCTATAACACTTCTATCTATCTTATTTTGTTTGGATACTTCGTACATACAAGTACCCCTAGTTTTAAAATCTAAGTTCTGTGTATGACTCCAAGCATCTTGCATTCTTATATTTGCGTCAACTAATGGACTCAAATAGAATGGCGCCCATACTTCATTGTTTTGAGTTACCCAGCCCGGATATAAAATTCCTGCTTTAAACGTTGCATCGCAATTTGTAAACCAATCTTCAAATTCAAATCCGCAATCGTCCATGAAACTAGCAAATCCTAATAACGTAGCTTCACCTACGCCTATCGGAGTTCCTACTTCTTTATCAATAACCGTTATATTAAATCCACGTTTAGAAAGATATGCTGCTGTTAGCCAAGCAGAAGTTCCGCCGCCAACAATTGTTATATTATTCACTTTATAATTCAATGTGATCTCCTAACCCGCTGAACCGTTCATGTATTCATGTAACCAATCAAAATCATTAATCATTTTTAACGCTTCGTTGTTATCTTTGTTTTCTAATCCGTACTGCTTACCTTGTACGGCGCCTTCAATGGCTTGTCTGCCAAACGGTCGATCGATACCTCTAGTACACCAAACATTCAATCTATAGTTTGTATCTACATCATCCTGTCGATCAATAGTTTTGCTGGCTAACTTTACACATTCTCTAAACGCACTTTTCCATGTATTAAAAGCATCTACATTGAAAGCGGTAATATTACTGATCTCTGGCATTGCTTTGAACAGTGATGAGATGCTGGTGGTCATGTCTGGCTTAGAAACATCCATGTTTTGTGTTAGGCTCTTGGGCAATAGTTTTACACCGCCATACCCATATTCTAGATCATTAATAGGATTAATACTTCTCCAGACATGTACATTTTCTAAATCATATTCGCTGACCACATGATCGAAATTAAAGGTATCTAATATCTGTGCGTCAGCATCTACTACCCAGAACATTTTTGTAAATGCTTTTTTTGCAGCCGCAATATGTGCTTGATGTATGCCTTTGATTCCTTGAACTCGTTGAGCATAGGGGAATCTCGCTTTTAGGCGAGAGAAGTTTTCATCTGCTTGCGGTTCATTATAACTGATAAAGATTATATCGTATCTCATTGCTTGTAATAGGTCAATCCTAGGTTAATAGTTTCGTCATATAAATCTAAAATATATTTGCTTTGTTGCGGCGTGAAGTCTGGCCAATCTAGACCTAGATTCACTTTTATCTTTTCTCCTAGCTCAACAATATCGTGTTCTATATTATCATGATTGATATTCTGTTCATACATATTTCTTAAGATTTCAAAATCTCTAACATCGATGTAATTCCAATCTGTGCAATTAGTTATCCATGTTCCTAGTCTGGCACCAAGAATAGCATACAGCCCATGTTCTTCATGTGCGCCTACAGTTGACCACATACGCAATCTATGGATATTATGCCACCAAATCCGTTCTTTAATTTCCTGTGGCGGCACACGAACTCCGTCAAGCAAAGTCATTTTAACCCCTTCTCGGAATCCTGCTCGCCATGCTTGGAATGGTGATCCAGTTATAATGCTGTCGCTGTAGACTCGGGGAAAATTTCTATAACCTTCTTCCCAACAAAAATCAACCTGTCCGCGATCGCTGTCACTGGCTTCATGTGTACGCATGTTTAACACAAACTCTTTCTTCCAGATTTTAAGACCGCCGTTACCATATCTCAATCCGTTGACGCTGTTACGTCCACACCACCCGTAGACCTGTATCTTAGGATCACTCATGTCCAAGTCTAAATCAAAAAATTCAGTGTGTACGATGTTGTCGGCATCTACAGTGATAAACCACTCAGTGTCTGATAAAGCTGCTGCGGCTTTATGGGCAGCATCTGATCCTTTGACTCCATGCACACGTTTGGCCCACGGTGCTTTGGTTAGCAGATCAGCATAATGCACGTCAGCGTTGGGTTCATCGTAACTGAGAAACACTATATCAAATTCTACTGTTTTCATTTTATATCAATTGAATAATTTTTAAAAATTCTTCTTGTGTACACACTAAACTTAGAAGGTAACGACAAGTTAGGAAATTTTTTAGACTTTTCTAGTAAATCGGAAATTTTTAACGATATTGTGTCGTGTATGCAATTAGGGTCATTGTAGTCGGTGAGTAAGAATCTCATCTCAGTGTCACCGTCCCAAGTAATTTTCTTCTTCTTCACTGGTTGAAATTTTTCATGCTGAATATATGTTCCAGTATACTCTTCACTTAATTCAATAGTTAAGGAATTGTCTTCAATATTATATTTCATATAAAGATCAATTTTTTCATCGTTGGCATATTGTTTTTCAATGACTCGATGTAGTACATCATCTATTTTTACGGCAGTTTTAACTTCGGCTATTTGAAAAGTATTATCTATAACGTCCACAAAACAAGAGCTTATTTTTATCTTTCCCTCAATAATCATTTCGGCTGTTTCTCGATCAACATCTATCGTATGTTTTTCATTTTCTAAAACAGATTTTGGTCCTATACAATGCAGTGATCCCGACTTAGGATCATATACTGCTGTATATGCTGGTTCAGCCCATACAATATTTTTAAATAGGTCTTCTAAATTTTCTATTTCTTCCATACTAATTCCTCTAAAATGTTGATCATTTCTTTGTTAATTTTATCTTTTTCAACATAATGAACAATATCATATTGTTGATAATTTCCTAATTTCAATTGGCCTTTTCTATTAAGATAAAATCCTATATGATCACTCCATGCTGTTGCTGGCCAAGGCCAATTCTGCAGAGATGGTTTCATATGTACTACTCTTGGAAACTCCAACTCATAACTTATTTCATCTTGTATACCTAGTAATCTTGAACTCAGTGCAAATGCTTCGTCGGTTCCAACTACCTTGGGCCTATATTCGGATAGAAATACATTTGAAAACTCAGTAGGATTTTTAATTATATACCGACCCAATGTAAAAAATTCTTTAGATAATTCGGATTCCTTTTTAAAGAATGTATAGAATGAATATAAATTAGGTAAATTGTTTTTTGTAAATGCTCTACGATATTCATCCGATTCGACTATCTCGCCTCTGTAATTATAAGACTTATTAGTAACGTACAATTCTGTGTTATCAATAAAATAATCAATCCAATGGCTGTAATCTCGAAGAAATAACATATCAGCATCAAGACATACTGTATTGTCAAACGGAGTTAATATATCCATCCAACTTCGCCCATCCCAAAAAGATTCTTTATCCCACTTTATCACATGATCAAATACCCAAGAAGAATTTAATTCTTTTACAGATTCGATATCATCAATAACTAATGCTACTTGGTCGTATCCTGGCTTTTGTGTATGTTTTATACTTAATGCAAGGCCGTAGGCTAATTCGAGATAGTCGGCGTTATCAGATGTTGAAACTATAATAAGATATCCAAAACTCATTTTATCTCCAACAGTTTATCTGATTGTCTTATTAGACTTTGTTTATTCATAATGTGAATGTCTAGATTAGTTGCTGCTGCTGCAATATAGTTTGAATCTAAATTCGGAGAAATTAACATCGTTAACTTTCCAGATGTAGAAACATCTACAAGAACATCTTTATCTAAAATTGATAGTATCGGTGGGAGTGCGAGAGTAGTATCGGTTTCATAGCCATCTAGGATATGTTTAGCGATACTGAACGCAATATCATTTCTATATTGTCTATCATCAAATCTAAATAAATCTGAATAATATTCATAGTTTTCTCTAATTTGATCTACTAAATCAAAAAACATTTTTGAATATTCGCTTTTCGAGAACATTACTGTTGTGGCCCAATATAAGTGAATTCCTGTATCAGAAATATATCTATCATGATACCCTAATCTTTTTTGATCATAGATATCATTTATAGCTGACGATATTAATACATCTGAATCAACGTCCCAATAATTGTTTAGAGTATCAGAGAAAATTAAAAAATCACTGTCTATTAACAGAGTTCGATCATAAGGAGTTAATTCATATGCAGAACATCTGTTAGAATTTATAAAAGGAACTAATTTATTTTCAATTCCATCATGCAGGTTTCTTTGATTATCAGTTATCGGTTTTTCTATTTCAATAATCTTATCAAACAATGTCTTGGCCTTTTGATAGATTTTAGATTCTTTCATCCATTCGATTGTAAACTTATCTGTTATCAACGATACCGGAACCTGAAGATATTTTGCGGCCAGCTGACCAGAGACTATTGACATTAACGCATAGTCAACATCTCTATTATTATGAGCGAAAATTAATACACCACGTGTCATAGATCTAATATTTTTTCAACACTTCTACTTTTTTTCAAAAGTTCGTATTGTTCATAATATTCTAGTGTAGTAGTGAAATATCTATCAAAAATCTCATCTCTAAAAATATTTAGATCTTCGATCATTATTGGATTATTATTAATATCAAGAAGAAGTACACCCGAAATTCTACCTTGATCGATCAGCATCTGAACAAAGGTAATTAGAGATTGATCGATTTTAAATACGCCGCCGTTATGCCCGTAGGTCAGTTTAGATGCGATCTTTTCTTTGAGTAATTTTTTTTGAATCGCAAAAGTTTGGCGATAGTTGGCAAATTCTAAAGATTTTTTTAAACGGTCGTCCATGTATTTTTTCCTAACAATATAGTAGCAGTTTATTTATTTGCTATTATCTTAGGAAAAATATTTTATGGAGTTATTGCACCCACTGTGATTGTTGGTGTTTCTACTGAAAAAGTTCCGGTTCCCGAGGGTCTAAGTGTTCCAGATGCTTCAAGGGTATTCGCTGACAATGTTATTGTTCCGTCAACTGAATCATAGGCAGCCGCTCCAGGATGTGAATCTAACCATTCCACTAAGAATTCGATAGTATTGGCTGTTCCTGTGCTGTTATCAGACACTGACGGAGTTCTAGCAGCTATTCTATATATATTTGCAGAATAAGGGCTAGTAGAACTAGCAGTGTAAAAATACTGAAAAGTACTTGAAAGTCTATAATAATTCTGACCATCATTAGGTTCGGTCACTGGGCTTGGTTTTATTCCACCAAATGCCACTGTGCCAACGCTGTTTAATAATGTATTCCAAGATGCATTTTGTTGTGACGCAGCACCTCCGGATATAGAAGAGATAAAACGTATTTCACTGCCGCTGTTAAAAAATGCTCGAGCTTTGTTTGCTGTTGTAAATGAAACAGTTACAGTGCTTTGGATCTTAGTGGTCCACGATGCGCCATAAACTCCTGGCCACGTCTGCTGTGCATTCCAAAAAACGCCTGCAGATGGTCCGGTCCTTGTGATTGCCTGACTAGAATGTACGCCAAATCTATTGGCTACTAACACACTGGCAAAAGTTCGATATGACGTGTAAGGAGATGTACCGGAATTGGCTTTTACCAATTGACCTTCAACTGCTGTTACCGGAGAAGGCAGTGCCCCGAATTGATGGACCCAAGCGTTGATAATATCATATCTTAAATTTCCCCACTCGTTCACTGTTACTCTTGTGTTTTCATTTACCTGCGAACTCAATAGTGTTTGACCGTATCCGTAATCAGCTGCACCGACCCCCATTACTGAAGCTACATCACTTTGTATCGTGTTGTAATCAACCATCTGTATTTTCTTATCTAAGATAACAGCTGGACCACTGGTGATTGAGCTATCGCCTACCGTAAAAGTTTTCGAAGCAAATCCATTATTTAAAGATATAACTGCAGTCTCGTTTCCTTCAGTAGTTGAATCTGATGCCATTGTTAATGTAACAGATGCAGTTCCGGTGATTCCCCCGTCAATGCTTGAAACTGTAAAATTACCAGTGAGTGAAGCTGGGCTAAAATCTGCTGCTGCAACTCCAGTAATTGTATAAGGCAGCACTGCGCCGTTAGCAACATTCCTAGTTGATAAAGTTATCGTTATAGGACTGCCTTCTGCCACACCCGGAGCTGAGGTGGTTATTGTAAAGACAGCTTCGTCATACTGTAGAATGATTAGCCCGGTGCCGCCTGATCCACCACTTTGAGCAGCTAGAGTAAGATTAGGAGCGGCTGGAGAATTGTTATATGATTCTAACGTACCTTTTGAAGTTAGGGTTCCACCTGCACTGCCGCCGCCGCCACCACCGCCGGTATTTGGTGAACCGTTGGCTCCCACGCCCTCGTTTCCGCCTCGGCCACCGCCGCCATCGCCGCCGTATGCAGAAATAACAGGACGGGCAGATCCGGCAGAAAAAGTTGGACCACCGCCTCCACCGCCACCACCATAGGAAGTTCCATTGAATATGTATCCGTTTCCGCCAAATCCACCAGAAGCACCACCGATGCCATTACTGCCGGACCCGGCGCCACCGCCGCCAGTACCACTGGCTGTGCCACCAGTGTAATTTGTGGTTGTTGATAGGATTAATGACGAGCTTGCACCACCTGTGCCTGATATCCCTCTATCACCGCCAGCTACAGTAGTTGATCCAAATGTAGTAGTTCCACCGGTAACTCCAGCAGCACCGCTAGATCCTACAGTATATGTTACTGTCCCCCCCGGTGTTACAGAAATTCCCATGACATAACGAACTCTGCCACCGCCACCGCCGCCACCGCCGCTAGTAGTTCCATTACCTGTACCGCCACCACCACCGCCACCTACGAGAAATGCGTTTACTAAAAAACAATTAGAAGGCACTGTCCAGAGAGATGATGGAACCGTAGAAGTAAGGGTAACTGTTTGTAATGCCATATCGTAATTATCTTCCTTTTGTCGTGCTATTTAACATCATTAAGTAGCAGATATAGCAGATATTGAATATGTTGGGCTGGTAATTGCAAATGACCCGCTAGGTATCAAAGATCCTGCTGCTTTAAATTCTTGAACTGTAAGACTCAATGTGCCATCTACAGTATCTCCTGGCGGATCAATGTGTGGATCTAAATAGTCGTCTTTCCAAGTAATTCTAAATGTTACTACACTAGCTGTGCCATTTGTGTTAGTTGGGTCTGTACAATTACATAGTGCTTCTATTCTGTAAAAATTTGAAGAATACGGAGTAGTCGAAGACAATGTATACCATTGTTGATAGGATGTAGTCAGATTATAAAAATTAACAAGGGCGGGAGTCTGTGCACCAAAATTTACAGTACCTACTGAAGTACTTAATAAATTTGACCATGCATTGTTCTGTGATGTAGATGCGCCACCTGTTCGTGAACTGGTAAATCTTATCTTACCACCGCTGTTGAAAAAATATCTAGCTTCATTAGCTGTAGAAAATGTCACTGTGAGAGTGCATTGACTCTGTGTACTCCAAGATCCGGTTCTAGATATAACACCAGGAGAAGTTTCACCTGTCATTGATGCAATTGACAATATAGATTGCCCTGCACCGATATTGAATCTATTAAGTATTGCTTGTTCTGCTAGGAAGTCATAGTTGGTATTGGCATATCCGGCACCGTAACCAATAACATCACCACTTGACACTGTTACTACAGGTGGTGTAGTGCCCTCTTGATGTACTAAGGTGTTAACTAAATCATAACGCAACAGATCCCATTGCATTTTAGTTATATTATTGCCGGCAAATAATGCAGTACTAGATGTAGGTTGACCGTAACCCTGTTGTCCGGAGCCAGTGCCAAGTATGGCTATGATTTTATTTCGTATGGCATTATAGTCCGTAGCCGCTATTCTTTGTGGGCTTTGTGTGTCAAACTTAGGCATTTTTTACAGCACCACTGCTTCGATTAATTTAACTTCAGCATCATTGCTGGACTCTAATGCTATAGCAAAGACATCTAACCGATCAGCTGCAACTTGAGCACATCCCCAATCTCCAGCAACTAGTCTGTCTCCTTTTTTAACTGCACCATTTACTTTAACAGGTACACGTCCTTTTAAGGCAATATAAGTACCGCCTTCTAAATCTTTGTTCATCATAAATGCCGGATTAGCACTTACTACACCTATGGCTAACTCGCCATAACTAGATGCTGTAACTTCTGCTGCGCCACCGACTACAACTACTGTGCCAACTTCGTACTCTTGATCTGCTAGATATTTTTCAGCTAGGTCAGCATAACGAGCTGCCGTGGCTGTACCTTGGAATAGACTAGCATATATGTCACCGCTTGCATCTCTAGCTGCGATCGTATTAGCTGTAGCTGTGGTTGCAGATGATCTATATGTTGCACCGACTAATAATTGATCAGCCTTGTCTGTTGTTCCCGAGAATCTCACAGCAGTGATATTACCAGACGCATCTCTAATTGCAACTGTATTAGCTGTGGCTGTAATCGCTGGAAGTTTAGAATCTAAGGCTGTGGCATTTGATGCTGTTCCTGTAACGTTACCTAAAACGTTACCTGTTAACGTTCCTTGTAAATTAGCAGCACTGTATCCAATTTGTTTAGTTGTAGCATTGATTAATACTGTGGAATCAGTTCCGACAACGTTTCCTGTAAGCGTTCCAGTAAATGCCTTGGTACTAGCATTATAGGCAGTAGTTGAATCATTGGCTAATATATTGCTGTTGATCGATGCAGCATAAACTGTGGCCCACTTGTTCAATGAAGACCCTAGGTTATAAACATTTGTTACACCAGGAACGATTCCGGTTCTATCAAATACAGCAACATCACGCTCATCAGTGGTGTCTGTTACTGTGATTCTCATTGTGATTTCGTTACCTAAACGATTTTCAATGATTACTTCATCGGAATTTTCAACACGAATACGGAGATCGTTACCGTCACCCAGATTGAATCCTGGATCCTTAAATGCTATTTCACTGTCAAAAATAACACTACCTTTTTGTATATAATCTGAAGCAAGAACACCGCCTAATCTTAGAGCATTTGATGCGGTTCCCCAATATAAGTAGTCGCCTTGGCTCACACCCGACGTATTAGTAGATGCTAAAGTAATACCTTTCTTAATGACATTTGGACTGGTAAATCCGGAAATTGGATTTACTGTAGTGCTTAGATTAAATGCCGGATCATTATTGATAATAGCTACACAATTTCCAGCTGCTAAAAGTTTGAGAATAGTATGACTATTATTAAGATCATCTTTGACTACCTGAGCTACTACTGAACTAGTACCTAAATCGGGACTAGCTTCAGGGCCTACCAAGATAAATTGTGTGCCATCGTAGGTATAAAGCTGTTTAGCTGTAGAATCCCACCAAAACTCACCCACTGACAGTCCGCTAGGAGCAGTTATGCTGACTTCTGCACCGCCTGCAACTTTGTATTGGGCACCGTTATAAAATTTTAATCTTTTATTGGCGCTGTCATACCAAATCTGACCCAATATTGATTTAGGCGGTTGAGTGGTATTTGCAAAATTTTCTAATAAATGTAGGAAATTTTCATTCTGTACTTCACCGTATCCTGCGTAGTTTTTACCTACAAAACGCAGATCGGTGGTGCTATCGATTGTTCCGTCTTCTACAGAAGTTAAAAATGTCCCGTTAAACTTGTCTACTTGGTATGCCATGCTTGTTAGCCCCTAATGATAATATATTTATTAGTATTTGTTACTATCCCACGCTGACGTCTGGCTTAGGCCAAAAGGCATAGATATCCGGATTGTCTTTATACACCTGTTTAGCAGAGGAATGATTTTCTACTTTTTGTTTGATAAAATCACGCATTTCTACGAATTCAGGTGTTAACGGAATTCCTGCTTTTTCTATGCAGTCGGCAATGATGTTTAATTGTGCATGTACAGGATAGTTAATTAAAATTTCCTTGTTAACTACTGTATCGATGGCAATTTCATCGATTAATGGTAATTCGTGTTTATCGACAACTCGTCCTGTGGCATAATCGCCCCAATAGTATTCTTCTGCGCCTATTTCTAAAACTTTATGTTTTATCGAAGAAGCTGTTAGATTAGCTGCAAACGCAGCAGTATACTCTACTACGGATATTGGGTTTGCACCGTCGTTACTAAAAATTATAATTTTTTGTGTCATAATATTTTCCCCCAAGTTAATACAAGACTATACTTTGGGTTTTCATCCTGTTCAATTTTTGTTACTTCGTGTTCTAAATTTATTGGCATCTCAAGCAGCATGCCTGGTTTTTCTTCTACTAAATGTTGTTCGCCTGTCTTATCATACCATGCGAAATGCGGACGATCGGATCTTAAAAAGATTAACTTAAATTTCCAATACCCTCCGGCACTGTCTTTATGCCTTAATAGATAATCACCGGGCTCATATCTATTAATTACAAAACTATCACAGCTACGATCTCCTGCAGGAAGTGATTCATACACAAGATCTTTTAATTCATCGGGCATGTTCCATCGAAACATACTTTTCATCTGGCTATCACCGTAGTTTGTAGAAAAATTATATTCCTCGCCAGTTTTTCTTAAATGGAATTTATCTTGATGTTGTTCTACTAATTCAATAATAGCATCAACATTCTTACAGTAATCCTCCACATAAGATACTGCCATCATACATAACTCCAAACGCCTGTGTAATTCCAGGTAGTGCCGTTTGATGAATACACTAATTTAAATCCTGTAGAACTATTGTATAATGTTGTCGTAGCACCAACACTTAATGATCCCCATGCATAGGCATTAATCCATCTGCCGCCTGATACTGATGTATTGGTAGCTGCATATATCACGTTAATGATAAAATCAAATGTTGTTCCTACTGTTACTGAGTTAGCTGGTAGGTATGCATTGATTAAATCTGCATATTGCGCACTCGGTGATGTTAGATTAGGTTGCGGATCACTGATGGCTAATTTGTTTGGAATCTTAGATAACATATTATCTACGTATGCTGTGGTAGCTATTCGTGTGCTGTTATCAAATGCTGTGCGTGTTGTAGAAAATTGAGCATTTACCGCTGTGGTATTCAATACGTTAGTTGCAGCATTATATGTTAAATTAGTATCTACCTTAGCAGGAAGAGAACCAGTAGATGCAGTAACAAATGTTACATACCCTGTGGTTGTTACATTGTCAGCGGTCACTCCAATGTTAGTGGCATTAGTAGCAGCTGATGCCGTACCTGTTAAGTTAGCTGTGATCGTACCTGCTGCGAAATTTCCACTAACATCACGTACCACTACTTTGCTGGCTGTGTTTGTAGACACTGCATCAACATAGATTGTAACAGGAACTGAACTTGACCCATCATAGGTCGCTATCGGTGCATCGGTTATTGTATTTTTTAATGCAAGATGTGTTCCAGGAGTTAATCCTTCAAATGTTGGATTTGCCCATACTAATGTATTCCCTGCGGCTGCTTTTAAAATTTGTCCAGGTGTTCCTACTGCTAACATTCCTGTTGTTGATACTGCTGTTTGATAAGGAATAGCACCGGCTCCCCCACCCACAACATTCGTTGCACGAGTAGCTAATGTAGCTGTATCTGCATTGCCAATTAAATTATTAGCATATATGTTGTTCCATTCGGCCGCAGGATGCCCTAGATTAGTTACACCTTCTGTGTCTGGAATAAATGCAGGTGCATTTGATCCCCCCAATGCCAATGATTCTGATGCTGGAATAAAACTTAAATCTGTAACGGCACCTGGCTGACTAGTATCTGCAATATCAAAATTAATTTTTTTATTAGTTGCTGTTACTCGAATAGTAGGAGTCGCACCATCTATTAACATTTTAAATTGACTGCCGACATTAATTCCGGCATCAGCTACGTTGAGATTAGTTAATAATCCCACAGTACTTAAATTAGATTCAGCTACGGATGGGTTGATAAACGTACCTGTTAGAGTCTGTGCGCTAGCTGGAACCGTAACGTTAGCAGTACCATCAAATAGCACACCGTTGATTGTTCTGGCTGCAACTAATTTTGTTGCTGAAAATGCATTGCCGCTGAGTGTTGGTCCAATGAATTCGTTAGCGACAATTCTGTTGAATGTACTAGTACCTGAAGCGGCTGTAACATTACCTGTTACTGCTCCAACTAGATCAGCAGTTATAGTACCTGCAGCAAATCCGCCTGAACTATTTCTTACAACAACTTTTCCAATTATATTAGATGAAGTGGCATCTACTGCCCATGTTATTTCACCGGATCCATCAAAATCCGATCCTGTTAGATAATCACCCTTAACCAATTTATTGGTAGTGCTGGATTTAACAGTGATATTAGATCCGCCATTAAATGACACACCATTAATAGTTCTTGGATTTTCTAGGAATGTAGCACTAGTGGCATTTCCAACCAGACTGCCTTTGACCTTTCTTAAACTTGAAAGAGTGATCCCTGTTTCGAGATCTAAAAATCCTTCAACTGCATTTGATGCAGCGATAGTAAATGCTATTGAAGAACAGATAGCGATCACAATGCCGTTTACAGTTAATAAAATTACTGGTCTAGAAGTACCGGTAGTATCTAATAAAGAAGTGCTTCTAGCTCGTGTGGTTCCAAATCCAGCTACAGCTTCTGGCCCAATAAATGCCCATCCTGCTGCGGTCCAAACATGTAGGGTGTTATCTGTGGTTCTTAACCATAGCTGTCCCACTGATGGTCCTTCTGGAGCTGTTATGGATAATACTGCTGCTCCTACGATGGCCCATTTTGTGCCATCATAGACATGTAATAAGTTACTTGTAGAATTAAACCAAGTTTGACCTTTTAATGGTCTTGCTGGTGGCGCAGTGTTGGCAAAATTTTCTAATAGGAAAACAAAATTTTCATTTTGTGTTTCACCGTATCCAACATAATTTCTGCCAACTAATCCTAGACTGGTAGAAGTATTGATGGTACCGTCTTCTAGAACTATTAGTTCTGTACCATTAAATTTGTTTATCGTATATGCCATTTATTCGCCCCTGGTCTTAGAATGTTGCGCTGTCTGAAATATGTGTCCATGATCCTACTTGAATTTGGAATACTTTAATGAATCTCAATATAGAAATTGGTGCAGCTGGCACAGTGGCCACACTAACTGCAACGTTAGTCACTGCCGGAGCAGTTCCTGTTGGTGTGTCAAATGTTGCTGTGCTTTGACTTATCAATGGATTGATATCTAATGTTGTGGTAGCGTTGTTTGCGATACTACATAAAATTCTACAATATGTCTGATCTCTATAATCCGGTCCTGGTGGTGCCATTACGTTAAGGATATTATTAATAATATAGATATTAGTCTGACCGTCACTTAGATCCATACTAAGCAATATTGTACGTGTTTCTAACACATTGTCTACGTATTCTTTTGTAGCAGCATCCTGTGAACTTGTAGGATCTGCTAAGCCTGTGATTTTAGGTAACCCAATCAGTACCACATTACCGGTGCCGTCTGGTTCTAGTTCAATGTCATAGTTGCTAGATATGGTGGAAATTCTATTATTCTCTAGACGCATCCGTGTAACTGGTGGTGATCCTGGTCCGATGTTCACTGTATTCTGTGTACCAAATGATGTTACACCCGGGATTGCCGTAATTCCAGGTCCTAGACTAGAACCTGATAATACCGTGATACCGTTAATTTTAAATTCTTTACCTGCAGTTAGATTGATATGCTCAGTACTGTCCCATGAAGTTTGAGGACCGTTCCACAAAAATTCATGATCTGTAGTTCCTCGCAGTATGATACCGCCACCGTCTGCATTTGCATCAGTTCCTGCGGTGCTGTCACCTGCACTGGCTAATACGATATTTTTATCTTCGATAGTTAATACTTCAGTATTAACAGTTGTGGTATTACCTGTAACTGTTAAATCTCCTTGAACTAGGAGGCTTCCACCGATGTTAACTTGACTAGTAGCCTGCCCTACATAAAGATCAATAATTCTAGTAGCAGCTTGTATTGATATTGCATTTTCTTGATTGATACCCTTACGAACATTTAAAATTAAATTTCTATCTGTAGCAGTATTTTGTAAAAACACATTACCGGTGTTTACGTTAAATGCCCCTTGGCCAGCTGATCCGATAACTAATCCAAGATCTGCTGTGAGTTGCAACTGTCCGTTAATTGAATTTGAAGTATCTTTTCTTACGTAGGTCGCTGCTGTAACACCGCCTAGGGATTCCGAATTAGTACATGTCACTGCAAATTTTAATCCGGCAAGATTTCCAGCATTAAATCCAGGAATAATGTTTCCAGTAAATCCCGAAATCGCTACTTTAGGAGTGAAAGAATCTTTAGCAAATATACCTAGTAGTATTCCATTGTTATAAAGATATGTAACAACTCGAGTTTGATTCAATGTATCTAAGATGCTAGCTACCTTTAACCCGCTGAGTCCTTGGCTGGCAGAATACGAAGGTCCTAGAAGTATTACTGTTGTACCATCGTAAAAATATAACTGTCTATCAACATCATTAAACCACAGATCTCCTACTCCTAAAGACGGAGGTTGTGTATTGGCAATAGTTGCAGAGCTTACTGGTAGAAATTGTGTACCGCTATAAACTTTTAATTTTAATTCAGAAACATCAAACCATATCTGGCCACGTGTTGGATGTGTAGGCCTAGTTGTGCTGGCAAAATTTTCTAGAAGCTTAATAAAATTCTCATTTAAAGCTTCGCCGAATCCGCTATAGTTTTTTCCGATAAGTGTGAGGTCCGTGGATAATATATCAACCTGACCGTCTGCGACGGTTGCTATAACTGTTCCATCTGTTTTGTTTATTTGATATGCCATTTATTTTTCTCTAATTAAAATACTGGTGGACCAGATCTAATAATATAATTAATTGTTAGATATGGATTCATTATACCTATCGCTTGTCCTAGTAAGAAAGAAGGATCTGGTTTCTTTATCGGACCTGAGGTGTTAAGATACTGAGCTTGCCCCGGAGCAGTTGGTCCTAGACCAGTTGTTGCTGGTGGGTTAATTGCGGTATCAACGCGGATCGCAGAATATGGTACTCCGGCATTTTGCAATGAATGTTCATGATCTGGAAGATTACTTAATGTCAATGCTACTGCGCTAGACCCTGCACCTTCGCCTAAGATGTCTGCTTTAGTGTCTGGAACCCTATCTATATTGCCGCCGCCAGCATCGATATACCCGCCAAGCGCATTAGGAACTGTGCCACCGTTATCCATGTTATCTTTACCTAGTGCAAATCTACCACGCAGATCCGGTAATCTAAACGTACCAACACCGGTGAGTGTTGCTGCGCCGTTATATAGTGTACCGACGATATCGAATAATTCTGGAAATTTTGATTTTTCAACTTCGGAACCGTCACACAATAGGTAACCGTAAGGTGCACTAGCACCAGCATACGGCATGATTGCTCCCATAGGTACTCCGAGGTCGCCTACAAAAACATTTCGAGTTTCTTTTATAAGTCCCTGAGAAACTGAAGTTGCTGATGCTGTGCCTGTACCGGTACCTGGACCGGTAGCAACGAATCCAAGTCCCACTGTATTAGATACTGCTCCAATTGTGGTAAAATTCGTAGTACCAATAAATGTGATAGTATAGGTAGTTCCTATAACAAAACTACCTGCTGATATTGTGGCGGTAACTGCAGATGCTGCTGCTAGGCTAGGTCTATAAACTAAAACATAATCTTCTTTATTTGAAAAGTTTGGAAACGGTTCATTTTTAGCAGAGATAATATTTGCAGTTAAACTGGTATTGAATACTTTGGAATAACTGCCTACCTGACCGTCAAATGCAATAGCCGTCGACGCCACGTCTCCTGATAATTGGAATGTTGTGACATTTTTTAAGTTTGTGGCTGTGTTAGCATTGCCGTTGATATTACCGTTAAGAATACCTTCGATTTCATCTGCTATGATAGTTTTAGCTCTTATGGTTTTCCATCTTCTTAGACTGGTTCCGTTGTCGTAGGTATCTGTAGATTTAGGTTGTACATTGTTAGTCTGCGTGATACCGGTAATATCTAAGCCTGTACCAATAATTAAATTTTTAGTGATACTCATACCACCGGCTGTTCTAATTGACCCGTTGCTTATATTAGTGCTTTCTGTGGTATTAGAAACTATTAATGCACCGTTGGTCAAAATATTTCCATCAACATCTAGTGCTTCTGCAGGACTGGCTTTGTTAATACCCACCTTGTTGTCTAATATTCTTAAAATGGTACTGGCAATGCCGTTTCTGTTGACCTGTAGATCCAAAGAACTTCCAGCTGCACTGTTATAAATCTTTGCGGCTGTTGATGAAGTTGATACATTAAACGTTCCATCGATGCCTACTGTTACTCCTGAATTATTTCTAATATTCAGTCCGTATTCCGTAGTGTTAACTGTATCAGTTCTTAAAAATTTTGATGCGGCTACTGATGTGCTACCGACATTTAATGCATCAGCACTTAATGCAGTACCATAATATTTAGGTAATAGTCCGCCCACAAATTGTGCGATCTCTGGTGAAGATACCGGAACATTAATGTTCATACCTGCACGTATTACTGCATAACCAGAAATAGTATTTTTAGGAGTAAAACTATCTTTGCTAAAAATAACTACAGGAATGTCTGCGATATAAAACGCTAGAATTGATCTAGTGATGTTATCAGAGTCTGCTATTTGTTCAATCGCTGGTCCATATCGTAACCCGTCAATGGAACTTTCTGAAGGGCCCACTAGAATCCAACGTGTGCCTGAATATATGCGTAGTTGCTGATTCGTAGTATCTACCCATAATTCTCCAACCTTTGATGTTTCTACACTAGGCGCAGATGCACTTTTTTGTATGTTTGATGCTGATTTCCAATTGGTATTGTCCCATATCATCAGGATACCGTTTTCGCTATCGTACCATAATTGACCTTCGGTTGGATTTACTGGTTGTGTAGCACTGGCAAAATTTTCAAGCAGATGTAAAAAGTTCTCTGCAATGATCTGACCATACCCTGTGACGTTTCTACCTGGAAATATTAGGCTAGTATCTGTGCTGGAGGTATTATCATACACCGTTATCGGTGTTTTGTTGTCGCTATCTGTAAAATTAACAATATATGGCATCTATTATACCTCTGTGAAACCGGTTAAGCTCTGTACACGGATCGTATAATCGATCTGTAATAGTCTGTTTAGACTTTTTTGTACAGGGTGGAATACCACATGTGTCAGCAGTTTGCCGTCACCGCTGGGATTGTAACTCTTAAGACCTAATTCGTCAAATACGAAATTACCACTTAGGTCTACTGAATTGTCAAACGCTTCTTGATCAGTTGGCTCACCATAATCCAGCAAACAGCTAATAATTACATCACTGTAAGTTGCTCCGCTGATGTGTCGAACTTCCATCTTATTTCTTACCGGATCTGTATTATTTGGTTGATTTTGGTCAACTATTTTAGCGTATGTTTGATTATATAGGCTGGAATTTACACCCACTGTGTTGGGTGTAAGATATGAAATCAACCCAGTTGGATCTACTACTGTACCGCCGGTTCCAAAGGCCATTTGATAAATGGTACCTTGCCCTTGATTACTCAAACTGTTTACCATAGCCACGCTCATGTTTTCGTAGTGGATGGCATTGCGTTTGTCGATAAAAACTTCTCCGTTTTCCGGATCAAAAATCTTTATGTGTCCTTCAAAATGTACACCGCCTGTTTCATTTGGGCGTGTTTGTACCTGTTGATTTTTTTGGTCTATATTTTCTGGCATATTAGTCTCTTGTGATTCCATAGTTGTATTTATTCGGGCAATTTAGTAGTACGTTTAGCAATGAATTCTGCCATAGGTGTGGCGTTTTCCAACAATGATTCGCCTGAACTAGCTGTGGTTTCGCCGCGATCGTACCACACTTTACCGATCCTTCTTATCACAGATATCCTAGTTCCTGCTGGGATTGCTGCGGTTAATCTTATATAACTTGCAACACCGTCTACTGCAAATTCAGCTTCTAGCTGTATGTCTGCGGTAGGACTGCTAGCTCCTAGTGCTTCATCGTATACACTTAACGGGTCTTTGCGTAATCTTCTGCCCGCAGCAAATACTTCTACTTGATCGCATGCACTATGTGTGGTCGGAATCGTTGATCGATACCAGGTGGCTCTAGTGCCTTGAGCTGGCACAAAGTCCAACGGTCCTATCAGCAGACTACTTCCGTCTGACACAAAATCCTGTCTATCCTGTGTTTCATTGTAGGGCACATTTTCTTGAGGACCTGCATCGGATATAGCACTGCCTGCAGAGTGTACTGCTGCAATAGCAGTACCAAAACTTCCTCTACGTAATTTTGATAAAACGTTACCTACTTTGCTGTTATATTCAATGCGTTCATTATTAACTGTGATTACTCCTGGAACATTTCTTGAAACTATAGGTTCGCCTAATAGACTGCCATCATTGACTGTGATTTCTTGATCGTAATAGTTTAGGTCTTTAGTTAGTTCCACAGCGCCAATAGAATATCTTTTGAAATGATAGATATTCAACATGTCTTTGTGTATTTCAAATGCACTAGGTAAACGATAAATGTCTGATCCAAATACCACTACTTTGATCAAATCGTTAGCAGTAGAATCAGCTGTAAGGTACAGAACACTTCTTGGCAGCGACACATAGTAATCCTGATCTTTAGTTAATCGTACTCCATTTTTATAAACCCAAATATAGCTAGCAGCCAGGGGTGCTTGTGGTAGATAATAGTTAACTCTACCTCCGGTATATTCGTCTGACACTATGCCCATTGAAGGATATTCGCTGAACCATGTTACATCTATAATATCATCATAAGTCATAACAACCTCAGGATCGATCACTAGATTATTATCTACTATCGAATACTGTGCTCTAAAATCGTTTTCAATTTTAACAATATCGCCTTCGGTAAGTATCGCAGAGGAAATAGCCACAGTTTTAGTAGTTCCGTTATAGGTATAATCTTGAATCACTGTTTTTAATTCATCGTTGACAAATACCTTGATATTCTGAGATAAGATTGCACCAGCTGGCTCTTCAGGATCAACCCCTAATACAAAATCTTCAGTGATCCCATCATACACTGTGTACACTGTGTCTACACCTCTAAGTGCTGTTCCGTTTAATTCTACTATCATAGATGACAGTGCCGATGCGCGAGATAGATTTACAAATGTGTCTAGATCAAAACTTCGTGTGCTTCCTTCGAATTGTAGAGATTGCCGATTAACACGAACTATTGGCAGTCCTGTTGAGTCTATATCTGCAGCTGAACCTACACAAATTATTTTTACTATATCTCTATAACTAGGGGCAGTACCAAATCTAATTAGAGTTTTACCTGCGGTAGTGACAACCCCGGTACTGTCGGTAAATCCAACATCTTGAGATTCTCCATTAACTGTGACCAGCACCGCAGAAGTATCGCTGTAATTTGCAGATGTTAAGAATAGGCTAGTAGCGCCGTCAGCAATAAATTCTTGATAATCCAACAGCGTAATACCCCCTAGACCTACTGCGATTATTTCAATCACTGCTCCCGCTGCCGGGGCAGTTGCAAATTCAATCTGTTTAGTTATAAAATCAATAGTGTAATTGAGTGTAGAATCTGCACTGTTTTCTTGTTTGATCTTATTAACGTATACTAACAGTGATCGAGATTCTAAAATTTCTAAATCGATATCATAGATTTTGGTTATTCCGTTTGACACTAGTGTTCTAGATTGTAGTGGTGCTGCACCAGAAAGCGTATTATTAAACACTTTAATACTAACGCTGTCTAACACCTGACCTGGAATATTTTCTTCTGGTGCTGGAACTTGATCTGGTGAAATAAACTTATCACCGTCTATAGATATTTCTTCTGACAGAGTTCCTCTAGCAATTGCATACATACCGTCTATGGTATTTGGCGCAATTTTAGTTGCCGTAGATCCTGTTGCTGAAAATGTGCCACCACTCAGATATGTATCTAACAGATTATTATCAGTTATAGTTACACTGCCGTCACTTTCAACAGGGCGGAATATTAGTATATCTCCGACGTTTGTTTGTATGTAAGGTCCAATCGAGATAGTGTTTGTAACTCCATCACCAATAAAGGTAGGCATCTCTGAATTAGGATTTACTGATGTTGACGAATCGTCTCCTAATACAAAATAAGGAGAATCGATTCTCACCGCCGTAGGTGCTTGTGTAGATTCAGTTAATACTACTGTTGGTGCTGTAGGTGGACCTAGTGTATCTATATCTCTTGCAATTCTAATTCCTGCACGTTTTAGATAGATATTAATTTCTTGACCTTCAGCTGGAACAAAAGGTAATGTTACTTCTGTTGTACTTCCGTCGCAGACTACATAGTAATCTGCTGCTGCGTCTACACTGTCCCAATTATCTGTGAACCAGGGTAATGCATCCCACCCGCCAGTAACATCAAATGTTGTTCCTTGTATCTGTACACCACCAAAATCTATGCCTGTCATTAATTGTGATAATTCTTTGCCTCGCATTCCTGAACTTGGTTCATAGAATTTTTCTATACGATTTATTGCATCTAGCAAGGAATCGTTTTTCTCATAGGTAACTTTAATAACACTGCCTGGTTCAGGTACTGTTACGAATATGATTTTACCTTTTAACAGGCTATAGGTATCTGTGGTAGATGTGTATAGATTGATTATATATTCATCATTTAATACCACCTGATTATCTTTAGTGATAGTGATTTTACTTTTGTCTCGGGTTGGTGCATAATTTAGATCAAAAACCGCAGTAAATCCTGTGGCAGTAAATACCTGTTCCTGTGACAGATCAATATAGGTACCCTGCTTAGATAATCTATCAAATTTTACTGTGATATCAAATGTTCTAGCTTTGGAATCTCCAAGTATCGCGATCGCAGATGCCTGCGTAGTACTATTTCCGCCTACTAGTGTTATAGTTGGGGTTTTTGTATATCCGGTTCCTTGATCTACAATTTCAAATCCAGAAATCGCGCCATTAGATACAAATGCTCTTGCTGTGGCTCCTGTACCATTACCGGAAATTAACACATTAGGCACTGTGGTGTATCCTGCGCCTGCATTAGATACTTCAATGGCAGTTATTCCGTAACCCTGATTATCCAACCACCAACGCCAAGGATATGATTGTATTTCTTCGTTGGATTTCGATATAGGAATAATTTTTCCTTCGGCTGTTGAAAAAGTTGGCGGAAGGTCGAAATCCGTTGTGGCTTGTCCTAATGGTTCCGAAGCTGAGTATCTGCTGAGATATTCTCGTACTGTGGTTCTATATGGTTTGACTTCTTGGATATACTCTTGGAAACTTGATAGATTATCGTTTTTATAATTTAATTTCTGTTCAAGAGGACCGACATTATGTGTAGCATTTAAGAAGCTGGTTTTGAATGCCCAGTCAATATATTGTTGCTCAGCAAATGCATATCTCACAGCGGTAAAGAATAGTGTATTCCATTCAACAGCATACTCGCCGATAAACAATTTGTTTTTAATATTGTCTAGTATAATACGTAATTCTTTGCTACTGTCAATATCATATAATTTAGTATCAAAGGATGCAGTATTATCAAATCCGATCCCTGATAGTTCATTATTCCATAAAGATTCACTTAATTGAAAAGTTCCGGCACCTCTTCCTACTAATTTGTAATTGGCAAAGAAATATGCATTAGTATCTGCTATTTTCTCAAACACTGCCCAACTACCGCTACCGTATTCTGTGATTCTAATTAGATCGCCAATTGATACTTCTACAGAAGGTATCAATGTAAAATACGCAACTTCTTTAACGATTCTGCTGGTAGATCCGTATCCACTGGCCCACCAGTCGGCAGAAAATTGATATTTTCTGGTGTCATAGGCCTGTGTTCTGCTTCTATAAAATGTTTTTCTTGTGTCGTCCCAAGCATAGATAGACCAGAAACCAGTAGTGGTTTCGTCTGCATTAACTAACACAGAAAATTGTCTAACCACAGCCGTGGCTGATGTATATTTTCTTCCTTTGTTAATAACGGTTACCGAAGTTATACGTCCTTGATTGTCGACTGTTACACTAGCGGTAGCTCCTGTGCCGTCTCCTTCGATAACTACTGGAGGAGCTTTTTTATATCCAAATCCACTGTTAACAATTGTGATGTTGTCGACTTGATTATCTACAATATTAACTGATAACACAGCCTGGCGTACTCTAGCTGTACCGATAGTAATTAAATCAACCTGATTATCCACTGCTTGATCATATAGATTTAATGCATCTGCTGGCGCTGTTTCAAAATCATTCAATGCATCATATGGCACAATATCCAAGAACGGTTCTTTCTTTAAGAATGTGTTTATTTTGTCAATGGTGATTTTTAATATACTTCTTCGATCTATAAACATTCCCTGACGAGGGCGGAAATTAATTCCGTATTTCTGCTTGGCAGGCAATTTAGGATCAGGGATAACATTTCCAACTATATCGGTACCTATTAAACTGTCGATCCATTTAGCTTCTAGACTCGTTGTTGGTAAGCTGTCTGCTAGTCCTTCTGTTAATAATTGATATTCATTATGAATCGCATTCAGTTGTTTTTTATTTTTTAGATACTGTATGTTCAACACTGCGGTATCTGAAGCAAGTATTGAATTAAAATTATATGTTAAGAATTTGTCAGAATCGATCAGAGCAATAAATGCGATTCCTGAGCCCGCTGGGTTTTCAATCGACGAAGATACTTCAGAAGCTGCTATCCTTCTGCTTGGTTTATTTGCAGGAATTATTGTTTTATTCTTAACCCAATAATAATATAATGTGCTGGTAGCTAGTCCGGTATTAGGATTAATTAATTCTTTTACTGAGTATACTGTGTTATTAGGATACAGAGGTTGTCCAGAAATTCCCTGAGCAATGCCGTCATTGGTATCAGCAATGGCTGCCCATTCGTTAGGTAACAGTAAAGTTTCAACCCATTCATAAACATCAATGGAGGCTCCCTCTGCTAGAGAATTCCAATTGCCGGTTCTGTATGCAGCATCTCCCTGTTCATAATATTTCCATTTAGCTGTAGATAGGTTCCACCATAGTTCGCCAACATATCTTTCAGACCACGCTGTGGTTGTGTCCACTACCTGTTCATCAGTACCGATGGTATAAACTGCTGGATCATAGATTGTTTTAAATTTAATTTCCTGTTCTGCAACGTTAAGAATTTTTAATTTGGCATTATCAACATAGTCTATGTCTTGTATCTTAACATTGTTAACAGTATCATATAATTCGATACTCCTAATCGCTGTTATGTCAACAACAGGATTCTGAGTCTGCAACGTGTTCCAAGAATTCACCGAGGAATCTTTTCTAAATAATCTAACTATACCAGTCTTTGGACCATCATATGCTAGAACAGCACCGTGTGTTGCTGGCGCAATATAATCAGGTGATCCGACAGCAATCGCTGATTGCGAACAATCTACACTGAATCCGAATGATTCAAATGGTGATAGAGTAGATTCTAATTTTTCAACTAAGAAGTAGTTGTCGTCTTTTTTCTCAAATACGTATACCGCACCAGAATATCCTTTTCTATCAACGAATCTAGTTCTGCTTTGATCAAATGTTGTGCCCTCTGTGATATCGAATCTAGTAGGCAACGAGTATGGAGAATTGTTAGCACCTATGGCTATTCTTTCTCCAGTATAACTAATCGATCCGCTTTGTCCAAAATATTCATTTGGATACATTTCAAAACTTTCAAGTTTTTGTTTTAATCGATATTCAATGCTAGCAAAACTATCTGTACGCAGAATATAGGCGCTGCCCTGATTCTGAAAATTAATATCAGCTTTAGGACTAGTAACCAACAGTGTTGTTCCGGAATAATCTATGTCAATGCTCCACCCGAATTGATCACCGGCTGCAATTGGTGTGATACCGGAATCAATATCATTGAGATCGATCATAGATCCTGATGTAATTGTTTGTTTTAATTCATATATGCCAGTTTGGGATCTTTGATATATGAAAACTTTTCCTGATGATTCGCCTGTGCTATCACCGACACTGTCCCAAGGTTGGCCAACATCCGGAGCTTCATTATAACTCCTAGTTGTTGAGTCTAGAGATTCTCCGAATCTCTGCACCAGTCTATGATATCCGTTTTGATATCTGACCACTTCTCCCTCAATATATTCTCTATCAGGCCTCCAATTTCCTCGGAAGTTAGGAAAATATTGTCCGTCACTGAATGGTGCACCGACTGCTAATACGCTAGCATCTCTATTCATTGCAATACTGGTTCCAAACTTGTCACCAATTTTAATTAGTTCTGCAAGTTGAGAATTTGAAAGTATTCCGACCTGTGTTTCTAATAAGTTACCTAATGTCGAGCCGTCGTCATCTATAGCAATATTCGTTGGCAATGAGTTATGTGTAGAAATAGGATCCATTCTTTGCCATCCCGAAGATTCCACAGAAATAGTGCTGCCGTCGCCGTATGTTGAATCTTCTAGACACATCCATAATGCTGAATCATACCATACTATTTCGCCTGCATAGTAGGCAGTGGATACTGGATCATAGATACCTTTGTAATTTTGATTTTCTAAATGTGTCCATTCAGTACCATTATAGGTATAAAGATACACACGACCGCGGCCATCTAAGGATTCTACCGCAGATACTGCCATGTAATATGTGTTACCGGATTGCCCAATAGTTATATCAGACGCAAATAATTCGTCGTTGTTGGGGCGGGGGCTAACAAACGAGGATTTAAGAGTCCATTGTTGCTTTTCCCATTCGTATATGGAAATCATACCTTGGTTGGTATATCCTGCCGCGGTTCCTGCTGTGAACGCCGGTATTGATGTTGCTGGGGCCCACCCGTTAGAGCTAATACTGATCGAGCTACCGTCGCCGGCATTGGTTATTAGTGATTTCCATAGTTTGCCTGCGTATACTACAATGTCATCTGTGAGGTAGGTTGCGGAAGGATTAAATGTTCCTTTGTAATTACTACGGATACCGCTGGCGTTTGGAGATCCTATAATTAACCATCTATTGTCTGGGCTCACTGCCATAGATCTACCAAAAGATCCTAGTACTCCTGATTCGAATCCCATTGGTGGTGCTATGATTTGTTTTAATGCTAGGCCAGTCGACGTTTCGATGTAAGCCATCACATATCCAGATCCAGGAATGCTAGAAATAGTCTGTTTTATATTGTCAATATATAATACTTTTGATCCAGCGGACAAAGGCGACGTTGTACCGTATTCTGTAATTTGTTTTGAGACAAATTGTTTTTTCTTTTGAATAACTTCCCAACTATTACTACCATTGTTATCAATCCATAATTTAGAACCATCTTTTAATATTGCAGCATTTTGGAAATCTAATGCAGTATATGATTCAAATCTAGCCGGTGTTAATGTATAGATGTATGCTATGGTGCTGTTATCAAATAACGGATCCTGTGCCGACGCACTAACCGCAATTGTTATTGTAAGCGACCCAACTGCTGTAATTCTGAAGAATCCCTCAAGATTTGTAATTTCTTTAAAACCAACAATGTCATCAATAACGAAATTGTGTCGTCTATCTAACGTTATGGTAACAGCAGTTCCAGACTTCACAACATCTCTTATTGTTATAATCGGTGATTGATTGTATCTTAATACTGACCAAGTATAGTTGTCAAATGTGACCCAGATATGATCGTTTTCGATCATAGCAGCTATATCGATATTTAAAATGTCATCTCTAGATGTAACAACAAAATCTATCTGATCTGTTTTTACATAGCCTGCAGTTCTAACTGGTTCGGCTTCTAACGATACCGGATTAATATTAGTCGTGAATGGTATCGGTTGAATTGAAAAATCTGTGCCTAGTATTCTATAATACTGGTCTAATGTATTGTTCGGCAGATTGTTGACCACAAGCATCGGCTGAGGATTAATTTGAAATTTGTCTTTCTCCAACGAGATTTCTATTTCTTTAAGTTGATCTAGACCGCCCAATCTTCCTACTCTGAAAGCCCATTCTTCATTTAATTCAATCGCATTTCCGGTGCGGCTGAGTTTGTTGAATATCTTAGTAACAGCATTAGCTGTGCCTTTTTCACGAATGAATCCTTGATATAATCTAAATTGTGTTACTGGATCTTCAGACAGATTCTGTAGATATTCTCTAGTTTGATATCCTACAGAATGACGAGCTAATGCTCGTTGGTTTTCTCCGATGCCCGCTGATGCAACATCATAATAGTCTTCAAACTGATTGATTTTGTAATCAAAGTTTGCTACCAATTGTTTTTCTGGGGTTGAGTCTAGTTTGGTCCAATTAGTCGGATTGAATTCTTCAACGCCTAATTGATTGACAATACTAGTCCAATTATTGCTTCTATAGGAAACAATATCGCCTAATCTGTAGTCTGTAAATGGTTGCCAGGCTTGTATGTTTACATTATCAAATAGGAATCCCGGGCTGGTATAATCACCATCCCAATCTACAGTACGGAATCCTTGGGACTTGATACGTTCCTGACGATAGCCTGTGGTCTTGTCATAGAGGATATCGTTGAACACCGTTCTATCATCAAAGATAGTCACGTGTTCTTTTAAAACATAGTAGAGTTTTAGATAATATATACCTTCTTCTGTATCTGCAGTTTCAACTGTGATGTTTTGAAAAGTTCTATTAACATTAATAAGATTAGGGGACAACGGTTTTCCGTCGCCTTTGAGTATCTGGTAGTCGTAGAACCCGTCAAGGATATTATCAGCTACTCCCACTGGTACGGTGATATCTAATTTCTGTGCAGCAGGACTAAGCGTGATCAACGAACCTACGGCCCAATTTTGTCTAGTCCAGAACATGAATTCTTTACAGCTGGTCAGCCAATCCTGCGCCACTTGATTTTCAGGATCGTATCTGTCAAATTTAAATCCTTGAGATTTGAGATACTGTTCGTAGCCCAATAAGAAATCAACAACTTCCTGTACGGAAATTAATTTAGTTCCATAACTTAATTTTTTAACAGCTCTATTGAAATTTCTTCTTCTAAGTGCTTCGACTGCGCCTATCAACGGCAGTTTAGGTAATTTTTTCCATAGGGTGTTATCAAACTCAGTAGTTGATGTATGTGTCTTCAATGCTCTATAGAACGTGTTGTTTAGTCTGCAGATCTGTCCATTATTGAATTGTTTACCTGCTTCCCAATTAATAAATGTCTCTGATACCCCGCCTACAGATATCAACGGATCCTTTTGATTAGGCGCTACGTCAGTATAATTGAAATACGGTATTACATCGTCATAGCCTGTGATTATCCAGCCGCCTGATGTTTTTTCTACAATAACTCCGCTGTATGTTACGTTGGAAATCGGTGTGCTAACATTGAAAATTATATCATAATTTTCGGGAGGAACAAATACACTGCTGCTGACTGACTTAGGACTCTTAGAATCTAGTAGGTACCTTTGTTGTCCTTTATCAACGAATCCGCTTAATCGTGTAGTTAATCTAACATCGATGTTTTTTATTTTTCTTGTAACTTCGTCTAGAGATATGCCAATAGACTTTGCATAATCTATAAGATAGTTTAATAAGCCAGCAGTTTGGTCGCTGCCCGCCGAAGGCATTACGATATCGTCTAGTGTGATAAAGAGGTCGGTATTTTTATGTACAGTTTGACCTAACTTGTTTAATTTAACTCTAGACCTGTCAAGACTGTCACTGATGAAATCAAACGGTTTCATCAAGCACATTGCTATAGTAATAGCGAACGGCCATTCTGAGCTGGCTCGCCAGGCGTATTCAACCGGAGCGATATCTCCGAGAACGAACGATCCTTGATTATTGATTAGTGCGAAGTCTCCAGCGAGATTTGAATCCAACGGACTTATAAGTTTCCCATCACCGTCAACTGGTATGTGTGTCATCAACGATGGGCGTTTATATCTATCGTAGATACCCTTACGATCGCCTTGGCGAATAACGCCGTCACGTAGATCTTCCCATAAAATTAAATTGTATTTTGTATAAGGTGCTGGGCCATATTCATCTTCCCACCATGCTGGCATTTCTGAGAAACCTAACATTTCCCATGGACAGCGATGTGGGCGATCTGTGTCGTAGAACCATTTATAAACTCCTCTCCAATAGCCAGGTAAGCTCTGCAGACCTGTAGGATCGGTCATGTTGGTATAGGTGTATGTAAAACTGTTTTCTGAATCAAATGTTGTATTAGCAGTATAGCTAATATTTGTGTTCTGTATCCACTTTAAAAATTCTTGATTTACCACAGCATCAAGTTGTGGCTTGGTATACAACGCATTTCCGTAATATCCGCCAATAACTTTATCAATGTTAAACAAAGACTCGTTATATTCTTGTTTGATATTATTGTAAATTCGATATTCTAATTCTAATAATAACTCGTCTCGGAAATCACCGTAAGCTAGTGTAATACTACCATCATGCCCTTGAATTACTGTTTTAGGTTCTAGATAAGTATCATCAACAAATTGCATAGGAGTATACTTTTTGTATAATCCGATAGCTGTTGGTGTTGTAGGAATGTAATTTGTTGCCGTTGATACATATTCTCTAATTTCAATGACGTCACCTACAGCTAAAGATTTTTTAATAATCACAAAACCAAATGTAGAATTAAACTCATAATCTTTGGTATTCAATAACTGTTGATCGTTTACGTAAACATATACAGCTCGACGACTTAATTCTGTTAATGAAAATTTTGCAGACAATGCAAACGTGTTGATCCCATCATCCTCTACAACGTATCTGATATCAGTATGAGCTCCGCTGCCAATCATGTCGCTGTCAGCAAACACACTTTCTATAGTTTTTGTTCTGGTTAGATCTGCGATGATATCATCTACAAAATCTGCAATATTATCATTGTACTGCAATGCCGTGGCTCTATCTAAGAAATTATTTTTAAAATTAGTATATGATTTCTTAGCATATTGCAAGGCTTTAATAATATTATTCGTTTTATCACATAGAATGCTTACTGCAATTGGTGCGATGCCCGAATGGTGCATGTATCTGGTGCTGTAGGTGTTCCAAGACTTTCCAAATTCGTCTAAAGGAATATCTCGCAGGTCGTTGAGACCAGGAACAACTCCTGACCAATTAGGATTAAAATCTAAACCAGAATTTAGGTGGTCAGCTGCTTGACCTAATGTCCATTCTGCTACCGGTGCGTTGAGAGGATTTTTTTCCAGTCCCATAGGCATTTCATAATATCCAGTATCGGGTGGAGCATCAGTTACTAGTTTTATAGATACCACATCATTCACAGCAAATGTTTTTTCACTGAAAATAAATTTGTTAAAATCTCGTGTATATGGACTTTTAAATATCCCACCGTTGAGATAAAATCTAATTTCGAAATCGCTGTCACTTGCTATTTCGTTCCAATCAATAATAGTAAGCGTGAGAGTATTAGTAGCTTCCGCTATTCTTACACTATCAATCAATGGCATTAAATATTTTCGAGAAGTATCAATCCAGCCGTTGCCCCAACCTCCGTAGCCTCCAGAATCATCTAGAAAATAGAACCCAGTAGCCACTCGTCGAGTTACTGTGTTAGTACCTTCTTTAAATCTAAAGGTATCAGTGTCCCAGTTAAAATGGAACAGCAAATCTCCGATGTTATTAATATTAAGATAGGTTAATGGGAATCCTAATTTAGAATCTACTGGACCTGTTCCAACTTTATATCCTGCAATCTCAGTGCCAGCAAATGTACTTTCTGGATATCTGTCTGGGTCGGCAAAACTTATGCCGTCGGCATCGTATACATCAAATAAAGGTGGTTGATTTACTTTAGTCTTAGCTTGGCTCTTGACCCAGGCAGTTCCGTTAAAATGGAACATTAGCCCTGCATTTTTTGAGCCTCGACGAATTAGTACACATTCGCCTTCTGCAGAATCACTATCTGCAGTTTCTACTAAATGAATTTGTTTTTTATTATTATGTGTAATAAATTCTATTTGATAAATTTTATTATTTGTTAAGTTGTCTTGGTCGGCGACAACCAGGATTCTCGCACCTTCAAACAATGTCTCACCATCGATACTGTATCCCGCACTGCCTTCAATGCTAGACAACACATCTATAGTATAATCGTCAATATAGTCAACCGTTTGTTTTGCAATACGCCCATGATTGAATAATTGTAGACCAGGAAGGAATTCAAAAATTGGTCTCTTGGCTCTAGCACTTTCGGAAGCTGAAAAATCTTCTCCTCGCAACTGATGTGCATATTCTAGAACCTGCCTATGAAACCATCGATTATAACGCGACCACGGATTTAGATCAATACTATCTCTACTAACAACAATGTAATCTTGTTCTGTGGGGTATGTGCTAGCATCATCGAACGGCTCTGTATCGAATCCCGCATTATCAAAAACTATTTCTGGTACAGTTTTCGATAGTCTAGGAATAACTAAATCGTCCCAGTTGACTACGTTAATTTTAACGCCTACGTTTTCAATTACCCAACGTCCTGTTGCATATTTTGCCGGTGTTACATTACCTTTAAATTCTACAATTAATCCTGTGGTAAATTTAACACCGTTGCCGCTAGTGTATGTTTCTTTGCCTATGATTTCTTTTTCAACATCGATAAAAGTATTTGATTCGATGTTAGCAATCATAATACGACCAAACCGGTCTGGCGTTATTTTACCTTGATAAAATAACACATCTGGAGCATCGTACGGAACATTGAATTCCATAAAACCATTTTCAACACCGTTATTAGTTACACCGATGTTATAATCAAGAGCTGTTCCTGTAGATATATTTTCTATATATTCCCAATTACCATTTTCTGTAGATATAGTGCTGTCGTCACCTTGTAAAATATCAACTGTGGCTTTCCATAATTTACCATCGTAAACTGCAAATTGTCCTGCGGCATAGGCTTTGTTAGGATTGAATAGCAAGGAACCAGTGTCATAGTTGGATCTAATCGTAAATCCCTCTTGTGGGCAATTAACTCTAAACTTATAAGTCTGACCTCTGTATAAAGTCAGTGTAGGATTATTAGTGTAGCCGTCTGGGCTTAGAATAAATGAATTTACTCCTAACTTAACACCGTATTGGCTTCCAGCGACACGAGGTTGGCCGAAGACATCAACCGGTGGTGGCCCCTCTGGTACCCAATAGCACTCGAGGAAGTTTACATATTTGTCGCAGTGCTTAGGAGGATTCCAACTGTAGTGGTCCTGCGATGTTATTAGATTATCACGTTCGTCATTGTTGCCAAAGAATTTTAATTGATTTTTAAAATCAATAAAATCATAAAATTTTTCTACAGATCCATCGTCTTTTTTAACAACGACTCCTGGTTCTAATTGGTATCGACTTCTTAGTGTGTTGTCAGAATCTAGATAAACATCTGGGCTAAGATATGTTTTTCCGTATCTACGACCAATGTATCCTACTAATTTTTCTAATGATCCCGGCTGAACCAACGGATCAACTACCGCAGACATAAACTTGTCATTGGTGTCTGATCTAAATATCGATGGTAACAGTTCTACTGTTTTTCTAATCGGTAAACCGCTTTTTGGAAATTTATCTGCCATATTATGTTGTCGTTACAATGCTCGCAATGGGTGCTCTAACCTCGGATGCGGTTATCGCAGAAACTATTACTATGTCGTCTACTGTGGCGCCGTTGACAAAAATTTCATCTGGGGCACTCTGTATTTCAAACAGGCTGCCAAATGATTGGCTGGTCTGTCTTGGAACTATTATTATGTTGCTGATATCAGGAGACACTTGATTTAACACGTAGGTAACTAATTCGCTGAGATAGAATCTGTCACCGAAATCCCAGTTTGCGATATCAAAAAATTCATTGATAGCAGTGACTATTCTAACTTTTAATTCGTTGTCATTGATTGCTTGGCTGGGGTTTTTAACTACTTTAAATTGAGCTTGTAATTTTGTCGCTGCTTTGGTCCCAAATAATACCTTGTATTTCACAGGATGATAAATGATATCGTCGCTGATAGCTTTAATGGTATCTAGTTTAGAACCGAAACTGATTTTCAAGCTGTCAGTGTTAGGTGATTCTGGTTCTGTATCTGAGCCACCGGTTAAGTAGGTTCTAAATGCAGAGTCATAGCTTCTGGTCAATAAGAAAATATCAACAATGTTACTTACACTAGGATCGATTCTTCTATCAACGCTGGCATTATGAACATATTGAAATTTAATTTTGTCTCGGCCAATCACTCCTTTATATGCACTTTCTAATATCAATGTATTAGTTGTTCTATCAACACGCTTAACTTGATCTTCTGCGGTATCATAAAAATATATCAATTGTCCATCATTGTAGTTGGCGATCGCAATCAGTGATTCTCTTTCAACTATTAATATTAGGTTGTCTGAATTATCTATTAATTGATACGCTTGCGAGCCAGCCTCGTCAATTATTTCTTTAAAAAATAGATAATTTAATTGTGTATCAACTCCTACTATTTGTTCAAATGATTCAGGGTTATCTACAACACCATCGTCGTCTCGATCAGAAAATCCTATTTTAATTTCTATAGAACTTTCATATCCGTCGTCAAATTTAATTGTATCATCGATTTCAAATGTAAAATCGTTGCCAATAGGTACTGCCGAGCCTGTGCTAGATTTATTAATTCCTAGAACTTTCACTTGATCTTTAACTACTCGTCCTAGGTTATCATTGTATTGTTTTTCATTAGAATCAAAATAAAATCTGTTTTGCTCTACGCTGCCGAATACATAATTCATTCCACGAATTCTTATCACATATTGGTCTACATCTTTTACGAATGCTAATATCCAGGATGCATCTAAATTACTATTTGTAGTATCGCCTGACTTACCTAGACTAAAATTAGATACTAGATCTAAATTGCTGGCTGAGATTATTTTCCATGTGGATGTAGGTACATCAAATCTTAAACCAAAGTTTAATCCCTGGAATGTTTGGTTAACAATTTCTGTTTCTAGTGCTGTGGGCAAATCGTTGACAAATTTAGGAATAATTCTAGTTGCTATCGCGCCGGTCGGCACAGGGTCGTTAAATACCACCGGTCCTAGACCTGTAGTTAGTACTCCTCTACCAGCATTAGTTCCATCGCCGACTATTCTAATAGTCTTGACCCATAATCTATCTGTCTGTTCTGAATCGTTAGCGTCAATCAATACTAGTTCACCTTTCTTAAATGCATATCCAGCAGGCGGAACAAATTTAATTAATGCGCCAGGAGCAAGATATTTCAAGCTACTAGTGGAGTACACTCCAACTTTTAACAGAGAATTATCAACCACGTTCTTAAAATATCCTGTGGCCATATTAACGTCTGACGTAACACGTTGCCAAAGACTATTTGCATCAGTAAAAAGGATCTTATCAAATTTTGTAATGTAAAAATTGTACACATCTGTGTTAGTAAAAATAGTTTCAACATTACGTCTAATAAAATTTAATATATCGATTCTACTGGAGAATTTAAAATTTAATTGGTTTTCTATTTGTTCTTTGTAAATAAATCCATCGTCAGCAAATACATTTATGCTGCTGTATTTTCCGCTAGCGTCAAGTATGTCAAAATTTCTGCTAATACCGCTGGATGTTCTGTTTATAGATTTGATTTTTAAAATATCTTGAGAACTAGATAGAGGTGCAAGATTATAATCTTCACCTGTGATCATTCTATTCTGTGTGTAATACACAGCAGGAGCATTAGATCTAATCGAATCAATGTCTTCTGATGCGGCACTAGATGATACTGAATATTGCAGCGCCAACCCCACAGTTAATGTTTGTGCCTGGCCGTTTTTACTAACGTACGGGATCGAAATATTAATTCCTCGCAGTTCTGCAGGAGAAATCGTGTAACTTAATCCGTTACTGACTCTATAATAAACACGAAATGCACCTTGGGGCAAATTGCCGTATACCCCATCAGCAAATACTAAATCAACTCTATCTTCTTCTTTGGTTTCAACAGCATAGATATTTCTAATATCTTGTGTGAGGCTGTTGTAAGCAATGTTGTTACCAATCAAACTGGAAACTCGAGTCCATTGGTCTAATTGGTTACTATTGCTGCCTAGGCTAAACAACCATAGGTCGTCATTGTTGATGTTTACGCTGTCAACCGCAACTGTTTCATTAGTTGTTGGAACATCTATAGAAAAATCTGCAAGCTCTAGGCTACCCTGTTTAAACAATAGATAGAATCCGGTGTTCTGGCTTCCTGGTCCTTTGCCGTCATTACGATATATAAATCCTAATTGATTTCCTGGTACTGGTGGCTCTTCATACACTGTGTCGCTGTCTTTGAATGCTGTACTAACTATTTCAAAGGTCATAGCTCTCGCTGCCACTGTTTTATTAAATGTGTAAATCGGAACGTCCGCGCCGGTTGTCTTGAATCTGTACTGCTCTGTGGGAATTCCTTGTACTGTTCCAGCACCTTGGCTACGACCAAATTCTGTGTTGTCTGCCATGGCTGCATTGAGAATGGTAATAAATTGTTCTGACCAGTTGGTGTTGGTCGGGTCGTTCCATGACACTATTTGATTAGCTAAATTTTTACCGTTTGAATCTAATAATTCTTCTGTGGTTGTTACACTAGAAAATTTAATTAATCCGTTAGCCGCTATGTTTCTTTTAGCATTATAGCTGAGCATGCGAGCTAGACGTAACACACTTTCTTTACGTTCAGCTAATTCAATGAAATTTTCTCTTGATGCTAGATCAATACGGAAAGCTAGACTTTGTCCTAAGAATGCTACAGCATCAATAAGAGCCATATACTCAGACGACTCAATGTAATCATTGAAATCTTCTGGATAATTTTCTCTTAGATATGTAATAATAACCCTACGTAGATTTTCAAAGTCGTATGATTTAAAATCAGCATTCTTAAATGTCTGATAGACTCTGGTCCAATCTTCGTTGAGTATTAGGTTATTTTGTCTGCTAGTCGTTGTCATTTATAGTCCCTATATCATATTTACCAAACAAAATAAACTGCTTAGTTAATGATAGCATTATTCTTATCAAAATCAAATGTCATGCGTTCATTGATGTTGAACGGTATGTATGTTATATCTGCCTGTATACGTATTCCTATATCTGTGCTGTCGATTAACACTTCATTTACCACGATTCTCGGATCATAGTTTATGATAGTTTCAACATCTTTGGCTATCATTTCTTTAACATCTTCGGTAAATTGTTCAAACAACATATCCCAAATAATAGTTCCGAAATCTGGATTTTCTAATTTTTCACCTTTACGAATATAAAAATGATTGATTAAATCCTGTTTAACAAGATCAATGTCGTAGATTTTATAATTCTTAGATGCTTCTTTAGAATTAAATCCTTTGTAAGTAAATGTGCCGCCCTTATCTCCTACAGAAGCTGTGTTAGTTGCGACAGTTTTTTGATTGTATAATGTATTTGCCATAATATCTCCTAGGTATCCCTATCCGTATTTGTTGGCGTTAGGAACTGCGGCACTTGATTTTCATGCAAGGGCCAAGGTTCGTGCATGGGAATTCTTTTCATAATACTAGCTATTGTTCCTGACTGGTATTTTGTTGTTGCCCAGTCCGCAGAAGTGGAAGTTGCTGGATTAGCATGTGTTGTTAACGGTATCACTTGTTCTGCTACATCTGCTACATCTGCTAATACGCCATTCATATGTATTGAGCTAGCACTTTCTCTAAGCTCTCCTACTGCTGCTATGTGTGTGCTTCCTGCCGAAGTAAATCTACTATTTGCTGCTGTTATTACATTGATATTACCGGTGGATGCTATTTTTGTTGTTCCACCTATTTTTTGATCCCAGTTTGATCCCACAGTGATTTTACCGTTCGCTCCTACCAGCAGTTCCATGTTGGATCCGATGTCTGCCTTGAGTCTGCCACCGGACTTCATATTGATATTTCTACCAGCTTCTAGATTAATATCTCTATTTGCAAACACATTGAGATCGGTTTCTGTATGAACACTGACACTATCTTGAGCATAGATATCAATCTTGCCGTTTGACGTTAATTCGATCCATGTTGTTCCTCTGGAGTTTCCAATATAAATCAAATCTTCTGAATTGTGCATCAATATCTGATGTCCGGTTCTAGTTCTTAACCGGAAGTATTCATTGTAAGGGATTGTAGCTTCGCCGGCGGTGTTTGCTGTTTCGCCCGTGCCCACAACTTTCTTTTCAAGGAGGTCAATATATTTTACCGGACCTGAAGCAGCAGAAGTTGCTCGATGATATCTATCATCCCCGTCATCCATGACGAATTGCGTTCCGCCTAATCTGCTTATAGGTACCGGTGAACTTGTTTGTCCGTTTATTGATCCTATGTTTGCTCGTTTAGCATTTTCTCTGCGATCTACTGGGCCGGGAGAAGATATACCAAATACCATACTTGGAGCTTCTCTTCTACTAGACGTTGTTGTAACTCCCCTAACATCGTCTTCTAATAATCCCTGTTCTAAAAATCTATCAGCAATAGGATGCACTGCCTTTGGAATTTTTTCTACATCAATAGTTTGATCTTTAGAATTTAACTTTCTATTAACTTCTGCTACTGGTAGCGGTGTTCTTTTAGTGACATCTTGATTTACCCCGTACTTTCTCTTGTCAGCAGCATCTATATCAAGTTCAGTAGATCCTGCAATCGCTGGTACCATGTGATTTGCAAATCTACTAGGCACGCAGCCTATCCAGTAGCCCTGTGACGGATCACCGTCAATGAAAACTACCAGCACTGTAACTCCGACATCTGGTGGTACGAACCACATACCGTAAGATTTTTGTGTATCGTTATAGGCTTCTGCTGTGGTAGATCCTTGAGCACTGGCTCGCTGTCCTAGCGCCTGTTCTCCTTGTGTCTGTTTTTCTAGGGCTGAATTCTGCCCCATAAACTCAAATCCGGTATATCCAAAGAACGGTTGTGCGCAACTTACAACATAAGTCTGAGTATCTTGTCCTATGGTGTTGCCTTGGTCTCTAAGCAGAGTCACTTCGAGACTGCCCATGAAACTCGGATCAAGATGACTGATTATCCTTGCAAGATAAGGACCGTTGCCTATTCCTCTAGAGTTGGTTAATTCCGCCGACGAGCGTTTATCTTCTGCCATGTGTTATCCTATTCTACCTGTTGCTGCCGCTCTTCGTGCCGCATCTTCGCTCGTTGTTACCGCGTATCCTGATCTTATTTTTGTAGCAGTATCTGCTACACTGTTTCGATCAGGTACAACAGTTCCAAATTCATACGCTCCTTCGTCTCCGTTCTGTGATCTAATAGTTTGACCTGCTTCCGGTGGTAATTCTTTAAATTCTTCGGCTTGGCTAGGCATTCTCATACAAGAAAGTTTTTGTCTAAACATACCCTCTGAGAATGTACTCTCGCACTGATTAACTTTGTAGATACCACTGAAAGGACTTTCTTTGCCACCATATGAAAATTCATAGGTTCCTTTCGCTTCGTTAATATCTGATGGTGTTCTAAATGTTAGGTATATGTATACGTCGCTGCCTTCATAATTCATTGTACCATCTTCGGTTACTTGGGAATTGTTTTCTACGGCTGGTGCAAAATAATTAGCAAATCCACTGTCCACTATCCAATAAGGATCGCCTAGAATTTCTATATTAATAGTGACCATTTCTGTCTGATTCTGTGTAAATGCTTTATGAAAAGATTCTGCCACAGATTGCTCAACGTCTTGTTGTCTTGACCCGCCTTTGATCTTTTCGTCTATGGCGGTTGGGTCTCTGCGATTTCTCTTTCTTCCGCCTGTAGCCAGCGCAGCAGCTACCGCAGCACCTTGACCGGATTTGACTTCTTTGTTTTGTTGGGGCGCCGGGCCTCCGCTGGTATTCGGATCAGAAGCCTTGCCGCTGTCAACTGGGTTTCCTGGCTGTGTTCCTGTAAAGAATGAGTTTTTAATTTCAATATCAAATTTTAAAACATCAACATTTTGTCCGGTATAGATATAATTATATGCCTTGGTAATTTTTTTCTTTATCGGGGCATAGTTAGGTACAGAAGTTGGATTTGAAAATATCGATTCATGCACTAGAAACGGAACAACTCGGTATGTAAACCTCTTGGCAAAATCCCCTGTGAGTATATCATATTCTAAAAGCTCTATTTGAACATCTAATCTGAACCACTTGATAAATCCGTCTGAAGTACGACCTGTTCTTGAGTTAGGATTGATAGCTTCTTTGGCATACTCAGAGCTTAAGATAACCTGATTTATAATTGATGTCAGCGACTGTCCTTGTGCAAATTGAAAAGTGCGATCTTTGGGATTAATGGTCATGTTATCTCTTCTAACAATCCCATCCTTGCTGACCTGATCACCGTGCTTAGGCATTACAAAATTTCCGCCTTTGTTTTGACCGAATCCGAAGGTAGATTTACCTATATCGTTTGTGTCAAAACTTGTTTGTACATTGACATTCGACTTTCCTTTTACCGTTAGTGCTGCTGTATCATTGGGGTTGACTGTGGCAGTTTTATCAACACTTTTAATATCTTTCATTGCATTAAATGTAGACGATGATGTTGGAAAATCTATTATATATTCGTCTTTGATTCCAATTTGATTATCTTCAAACAACCTCTGTTCAATGTCGTTTAACACCCGTTGAAGGCTTTCGCTTTCGCCTGATAGTGCTGATTCTACTGTTCCAGCAGTACCGGCAGTGATCTTTACATCGTTATACGCTACATTAATCGCATCGCTGAAGCCCTGATGGTTGTAAGGTATGGCTTCCATTTTATAGGTGCTGCCGCTTTCGTTGACTTGAAATTTAACATTAATCAATTTCATTACAAAAAACTTTGGCTTTACTGTTTTATATTGTTTTCCTAGTTCATCGTAGCCAAGAAAATCTAATCTTAAAACATAGGGAGCATTGTCTAGATAGTTGGCGTAGCCGGCACTTTTTGCAGCGACCTGTAAACTCTGTAACAGAGTGCCCATAGAATATGGTTCGTATATATCCCATTCAAATTTAAATGCGTTGGTGTTTCCTGTTTTAGCACTACCGCCTGCAACCAATCCCTTCATCGTAAAATTGTTGATAAAAAACTCTGGAGTGCCGTGAGCGGTGTTGACTCGCTGGCTGTCAAATCTTCCGCCAGAGCTCATGATAACAAATTCAAGATCGGCTGGGCTGTTTCTATACGACGGCGGATTATTAAATTGTTTTTTAGTCAAACACGCCATGGTCCACATGGGTGAATAAGAAGCAAACTGTTCCAACGGATTTAAAATCACTGATGGTAGATTGCTGCTGGTTGATAACTGTTTGTTGGGATTTGAAGCTGTGGTACTAGAACCTCTGATTATAGGATCTATTGATCGCGCTGGATTTAATCCTGTTACTCTTTCCGCTAGTCCTTCCCCTATGCCCACAGAAGAAAGTCCAAGATCTAAAAGTTTTCCACCATCGGGCCTAGTGATTTCAGATACTGCTCTACCTATGTCTCTAATAGCCATCCTAGACTCCTAAGAATTTTTCTAGGTTTGATCTTTTGGGAAGATAGATAGATGTTCCTGGTTCAAAATCGTAGATAGGATCTTTAAGCACGCTCATATTACGCTGTACAAATACCCACCATAATTTGGGATTGCCATATAGATCATAGGCTAGCAGATCCGGTCTGTGCTTGTATTGATTTTCAATTACATATCTAAAATCTTCTGATTCCGCAGGCACTGGTCTAATTTCTAAAAGTTCTAGATAAAGATTATTTTGTTGTGTTGTTGTCCAGGGACTTGATTTAGTGTATGCTGCCATATTAGATGTATCCCACGCTGTCTGCGGCTTTGCCTCTTGAATAATCTTGCAGACTGAATTTTCTTAATCGTCTTCTGTTGTATACTGGTGATACTGTCACTGATATAGTACTGAGCACCGGAACCCATGTGTCGGTTCCAAATGTATTACATTTTATATAGTTAACATCATCTTTGAGATCCACAGAGAAGGATTTAATTACCACTGGTACTTTGTCAAATACACTAGACCCGTAACCTGACAGATTGCAGATGATTGGCGGATTGCCTGCATTTTCTCCTTGGCCGAAAAACATTTTAGTAGCGGTCTTGAAGAACGTAGTAGCAGCTATCCAATAGGCGGCATCGGTTTCGGTTTCACAACTGAATTCTCCGCTGATTTGAATATCCTCCACAACGCTGTTCTTGTATGCTTGGAACTGATAATTGCTGTGTGTGGCATCTATGGTTTGATAATTTGCTTTTGTTGATACTGTGATGTTTGGAGTATAGGGCCAAACAACTCCTCCGGTATTTTTTAAAAGGGCAAATAATGGACTGTTAAACAAGTTCCATTCTGCATTAATTCTTACACGCCAGTCATTTTTAGCATTGGATTGCAACTGGATTTGACTGCCTTGGCTCATGAATAATTCGGCCCCGCCGGGAAGATTTGCTCCTCGTTTAAGGCTTAGAAAATTATTCAACATGCCTGCTGCTGAAGAAATCTGTCCTGCTAGCCCTTGTACTCCGCCTGCAAGATTTCCGCCTGTTAACTTGTTCAATGTACCTGATATGTCTGCTGTGATATTACTGGTAGATCCTGCTACTGATTGCAGTGAGGATATTCCGCCAGATACTGTGCTTTGTATTGTATTACCAATGCCACCTAGTGCTGTTCCGGCTCCCGCAACAAAATTGCTAGCACCACTTTTGAGTGTGCCAAATGTACTGCCAGTACCTGCAGTTAACCCATTAAGGCCGCTGCCAATTCCTCCACTTAGTCTAGAAATAGTTGCATCTAGATTGGCTTTGGATAATGCATCTCCGACTTGCGGAAGAGCAGCTTGGGCTTCGTTGGTGGCGTTTGCTATGGCCTGCGTTGAAGCAGTGATCAATTGTGCTAAAGGATTTATAGATAATGCCATTTTGAGTAAATATTCTCCGTTATACTCTATTTATTCTTTGCAAAATGTGCTATTATATAAGTAATAGGAGAATCATATCTAATGACACTGATACCAAAAATAAAGTACCTAACCAACAAAGACCTACTAAAAGAGATCCATCGCAGCAAAAACACATACTGTACATACACAGACAAGGCCTACAGTGACTACGATCTAATCGTAAGCAGCCTAGACAAACTCAATATCAGAACCATCGCAGAAGCCAAAAGAAACCGTGCATCAAGGATGAGCAAGATCGCACACGAAGCCGGAATGATTGCAGCCGGTAAAAAATTACCTGCCAAAGAATTTGAAGTAGACTATAAAAAAATTACCAAGGAAGAGCTGGTTTTCCGTATCATGACTTTTGAACATATACCACTAGCTCCGGGTCGTAAAAAGACACTAAAAAATACTGCTGATAGTCATGACAAGGTAAACTTTCCTCCGTTCCAACATTGGAAGTTTGATGATAAAGGTAACCTAATATGCGTAGGAAAAAGTCATTGGAAGGGTCCGCTAGACACCGGTGAGTTCAATAAAGAACATGGGCAGATGACTGACAACCTAGCTCGTATGTTTTTAAAATTATGTGAGAGATATGCAACTAGAGGCAATGTCCGTGGATACACCTACAATGATGAAATGCGTGGACAGGCCATACTTCAACTAACCCAAATAGGACTACAATTTGATGAAAGTAAATCTGATAATCCTTTTGCTTACTATACTGCTGCTGTTACCAATAGTTTCGTACGTATCATCAACATTGAAAAACGTAACCAAAATATTAGAGACGACATCCTCGAAATGAATGGTATGAATCCAAGTTGGACTCGTCAAAATAGTGGCAGTGGTCCAGCTGTTGGGCCGGTAACTGTAACTACTGGCGGCGAAGAAGATTGACCTTTATAATAAAAGAGTTTAAAATATATCTATGAGTCTATTTAAAAAGGTAGCCTGTTTCACTGACATTCACTTTGGGCTAAAGAGCGGTAGTAGAGTCCATAATCAAGATTGCGAAGATTTCGTCACTTGGTTTTGCGAAACCGCGAAGCGGGAAAATTGCGAAACAGCAATTTTCTTAGGGGATTGGCATCACAATCGATCTACCACTGATGTCAGCACAATGAACTATACCGTTTCAAACCTTGAACGGTTAAGTCAGAGCTTTGAAAAAGTCTATTTCATTCTAGGCAATCACGATTTGTTCTACAAAGACAAACGTGAAATCAACTCTATTGAGTTCATGCGGTTGTTTCCAAATGTGATTCCAATTAAAGAAACACTTACCGAAGGCGATGTAACTATCATGCCTTGGTTAGTTGGTGAAGAATGGCGCAACGTACCTAAGATTAAAAGTCGATATGTGTTTGGACATTTAGAATTACCCCTGTTCTATATGAACGCTATGGTACAGATGCCGGATCATGGTCAGTTACAGGGCAATCACTTTGTGAATCAAGAGTATGTGTTCAGTGGGCACTTTCACAAACGTCAAAGCAAAGGCAACATCACGTATATCGGCAATGCTTTTCCGCACAACTATGCAGATGCAGGCGACGATGAACGTGGTATGATGATACTAGAGTGGGGTGGGAAACCAGAGTACTTAACTTGGCCCGGACAACCGATATATAGAACATACAAATTAAGTCAGATCATCGACACACCAGATAAACTTCTGCGTGAGAAGATGCATTGTCGTGTTACTATCGATTTACCAATTAGTTTCGAAGAAGCCAACTTTATCAAAGAACAATTTATTCCGCAGTACAATCTGCGTGAGTTAATGTTAATCCCTGAAAAAGTTCAAGTAGAATCTAATGCTACTCCTATCGACATCAACTTTGAATCAGTTGATACGATCGTTATGAATCAGATCAATGCCATTGAAAGCGATACCTACGACAAAGCACTACTATTGAATATCTATAACGACCTATGATAAAAATTAAAAATCTAACAGTACGCAATTTTATGAGCGTGGGCAATCAAACCCAGGCCATAGACTTTGACAAGGGTCAGTTAACTTTGGTCTTAGGTGAGAACCTGGATCTAGGCGGTGATGACAGTGGTGCTCGTAACGGCACAGGTAAAACCACAATCATTAATGGTTTGAGTTATGGTATCTATGGCCAGGCCCTGACTAATATCAAACGTGATAATTTAATCAATAAGATCAATTCAAAAGGTATGTTATGTACCGTTACATTCGAGAAGGATGGCGTTGAATATCATATTGAACGTGGTCGCAAACCTAACTTATTGAAATTTAGTATTAATGGGCAAGAACAAGACCTAGAAGACCTAGATGAATCGCAAGGTGACAGCCGAGAAACACAAAAGTCTATTGAAGAAATGATCGGAATGAGTCACGAGATGTTTAAGCATCTGGTAGCACTTAATACCTATACTGAACCGTTCTTGGCATTGAAGCCTAATGATCAACGAAGCATTATCGAACAGTTGTTAGGTATTACCTTGTTAAGCGAAAAAGCAGAGAATCTCAAGGAGCAACTACGTCTGACCAAGGATGCTATTTCTACAGAAAACACACGCATTGAGACTGTGAAGGCTTCCAACGAACGAATTCAGCAGAGCATAGACTCTCTAGAGCGCAAACAGAAGCTATGGGACGAACAAAAAGAAACTAGTATAGAGAACCTTAGAAAAAGCATCGATAGACTCAGTACGATTGATATTGATGTTGAGATTGCCGCACAAAAATCTCTAGTTGAGTGGACTGCTAACAAAAAAGAACGTGATAACTTAGTTTCGTTGATAGCAAAGCAAACAGCTACCTTAGAAAAAGAACAAAAGTTATTAGACAAATTAGAAACAGAATTAACTGCACTGGCTGATCACAAGTGTCACAGTTGTGGACAGGATCTACATGATTCTAAACATGAAGACATGGTCACTGCTAAAAACAAACAGGCTGAAGAAAGCCGCACCAGTCTCGCAGAACATCAAACAGAATTATCAGCATTTAACGAAGCATTAGAGCTTGTAGGCGAATTAGGTGCGTGTCCGCAGGTACACTATGACAGTTTAGAGCAGGCGTTGAATCATAAAAACAGTTTAGCGGTATTAGAAAAAGATGTTGAAACAAAACAAGCAGAAACTAATCCCTATCTAGAGCAAATTGAAGAACTTAAAAATACTGCGGTACAGGAAATCAGTTGGGATCATGCCAATGACTTGGTGCGTGTCAAAGAACATCAAGAATTCTTATACAAACTGTTGACCAACAAAGACAGTTTTGTACGTAAACGTATTATTGATCAGAACTTGGCATTCTTGAATCAACGGTTGACCTATTATTTGGACAAGATTGGGTTGCCGCACATTGTAGAATTCCAAAACGATCTATCAGTTATCATTACACAACTAGGACAAGATCTAGACTTTGATAACTTGTCACGTGGAGAACGTAATAGGTTGATATTATCTATGTCGTGGGCATTCCGAGATGTATGGGAGAACCTATATCACAGCATCAACTTATTGTTTATTGATGAGTTAGTAGACTCAGGCATGGACAGTAGCGGTGTTGAATCCAGTATCGCTGTGTTAAAACGCATGACACGTGAGCGTGATAAGAATGTATTCTTAATTTCGCACAGAGATGACTTGACCAGTCGTGTGAATCATGTGCTTAAAGTCATTAAAGAGAATGGCTTTACCAGTTACAGTAACGATATTGACATTGTAGAATGACAACAGAAAGCCACGACAAGATGATTGCTGCTTTTCAGGAATATTTTAAGTGGCAGGAACGATTTGAATACAAAGGCTCAGACGAAGCAGGCATCAAGGCACGCTATTGGCTATCAGAAATACGCAACGAGGCAAGTAAAAGGCGAATGGAAATACAAGAAAAACGAGAGGCTCGTAAGAAAACCAGAAAAGGCCAGCTAGGCAGACCTCCTAAACTAACTAAATGAGTGCAATGGACGTATCAAAATCAACTAGTAGAAGAAATACCTGAAGGCTATATTGGCTTTGTTTATATCATCACGAATCTACAATCCGGGCAGAAGTACATAGGCAAGAAATTAGCACAATTCAAACGCACTAAACCACCACTCAAAGGCAAAAAACTTAAAAGAAGAAGCACAGTAGAAAGCGATTGGCGCGAATACTGGGGTTCATCTGATAGGTTAAACGCAGACGTCCAAACATTAGGTCCGGAAAACTTCACAAGAGAAATACTATATCTTTGCAAATCCAAGGCAGAACTAAGTTATTTAGAAGCAAGAGAGCAATTTGAACGTAGAGTTTTAGAAACTGACGACTATTATAATGGCATTATAAACGTTAGAGTAGGCGGTTCAAATATACTTAGACAGCGTCTTTTAGAACAATCAAAGGCAAAATAAAGCGGTTTTTTGGCTGGCGCAGGCCCAAGTTCGTGCGCTCTATACCTGGTCTACGTGTACTCAGGGACGGAAATCCATGCCGCAATGGTACTCAGCAACTACCCATTTGGATGAAGATCACTTATAAGACCTGTGATTTTGCTGTTTGAAAAGGAATAAAAGGGCAAAAAGAAGGGAGAGAAACCCTTAGGTTATTGCGTATGTTAGCGTATGCGTAATAATCCACCGTCATATTGACTGAGCTCGTGGTACCGGATGACCGCCACTGTAATGCTTTAACGCTAGGTGTACTGTGCAACTCGCATAATGTTACATTCTTAACCCGTGTCTGGGTTAAGTGTGACTGAACAATCTGCATAATGCTAAAATGCTTCGCATTTATAGTTCTTCACAACTTCGATATAATCCTAAGAAAGAAAAATGCTTTGAGCGATAGCGAAAAAGCAAATGAGCGTAAGCTCATTTTTAATAAATAACACAATACATCATCGGGTCACAAATGCGCATCGAACAATTATTAGAACAAAACAAATATAATTCACAAATGATCCTTAAAGAGTCTTGTGATGGGCTCACTACTGAACAACGAGTTATCGTAGAAGGCATTCATAATGAGTTATCACCTTTGTTAGAAGTGGCTCTAAGTGCTGATCAAATTAAAAACATCTTTCAATCTGTTGAAAAGAATGCTACCGCAGCTGGTGGTAATAGGACAGGATTAGGCCAAGGTGTAGATACAGTTCGACAAGTTGATACTGCGCTGAATAAGCTGGGCAAATGGCTGCAAGATACTTCTCCAGTTAAATCATTCGACACCAAGTTTGCACAATTAAAATCCAAAGTAGGTAAAAAGTTTCCGGAACTAGATAAAAAGCTCACAGGTATGGGCACATGGGCCAAGTCTAATCCAGGTAAGACCGCAGCAGTTATCGGTATACTTACTACACTGGCAGCTCTAGCAGGCGGTCCAGTTGGTGGTGCTATTGCTGGTCAGATTCTAAAAGGTTCCACAGAACTACTCAAAGGTGAAAAATTATCCACAGCAGTGGGCAAGGGTATGAAAGCTGCTGCCTACGGTTTCCTTGCAGGTAAATCACTGGAAGCCATTGGCGATATATTCAAAAGCGGACTAGAGTTTGTGGCAAATAAAATGTATCCAGGAGTAGTTAACTCAACCATGATACACAACAATCAAGTGTTATGGAATGTTGACCTAGCTGCGCCGGATGCTGAAAAATTAAAAGTGTTGACGGATGCTTCTTCTAAAGCAATGTTTAACAATGATCCCGATTATATAAACTTACTGAACAAAGCTTCAAAATTTGTCAGTGACACAGTAAACAAACCGGGCTACTATGATAAACTGGTCACTGACACTGCCGCAGCAGAAAAATTACTGTCAGCAGGTAATGCTGCTGCCACAGCCATACAGGGCTTTGGTGCTGCTGCTCAAGGAGCAGTTACAGCCAAGACTGGTGAGAAAAAAGAAAGTTATTATGTACAGGCTCGTTCACTAAGTGAAGGGCAGGTCTACATGTTGTTTAACAGAATTGAACAACTGAACGAAGGACCCGTGTGGGACAAAGTTAAATCAGGTGCAGGTAAATTGGCTGCTGCTGCTAGTCAAAAGATTAGCACTGTGGGCACTAACCTAACAACAAAAATAACTGCTGATAAATTAAACTCAGCGTGGTCTAAAGCTGGAAGTCCTACAGATTCAGCAGCACTGGCTAAGTTTTTAAAAAGCCAAGGGGTTGACGATGCTGTGATATCGCAGACATTCAAAGCAATGAAATTGAAAGTAGGTGACGCTGCTCAAACGGGCTATGCACAGGTAAGGTCACAACTGACACAGTTAAATACAAAACAGAAAAGACAATTGGCAGCATATTTGCAAAAACAATTAGGAACCGCATAATGAGAATTAATGAAATACTGGTAGAGTCAACCTTAGAAGAAGGCCCAATCTTAAACAAAATTGGCTCAGGCATTGGCAAAGCAGCAGGTACTGTGGCCAAGGGGGTTGGCGCGGTTGCAGGCGGTATTGCAGGTATACCTGGAGCAGTTAAAAAAGGATTTCAAGCAGGTAAGTCTACTGTAGCAGGCGGAGGTGACACAGATGCAGGCGGACAAGCAGCGCCAGCAGCATCGGGCGGAGCAGCGCCAGCAGCAGGAACTCAAGCTGCACCAGCTGCTAAACAACCAGGACTGTTGCAAAAAATTGGACAGGCTGCAGGCGATTTCAAAAAAGGATTCCAACAAGGGTCAGGTCAACCAGCTGAGCCGGCGGCACAAGCTCCAGCTGCAAATACCCAGGCTCCTACAGCAAATACCCAAGCACCGGCCCAGGCTCCGGCAGCAGGTGCACAACAACCAGCAGCAGCACCAACAGGTACTGCGTATGCCCAAGTTAAAGCCGGCGTCGACAAGTTAGATAAAAAAGGTAAGCAACGCATTCTTCAAGCATTGCAAAAAGAAGTAGGAACTCCGGCAGCAGCCGCACCTGCTGCCGCACCTGCAACTACTCCTAACCCAGCAGGACTTCAAGCTGGCGGTTCCGCACAAGGACAATCAACTGCACCTGCAGATCCTAACGCAAATGCAGCACCTCCTGAGCCCGGTGATCAACGTTGGTACAATGACAGAGTTGGGCAATGGGGTTGGAAAGGCGCTAGCGGTGGATGGTCAGGCGATGAACAAGATATAGCACCAGCGGTTAAACCTAGAACTAAAAAATCAGTAAACATTTCGGGTAGCAAGAAAACTGTGCAACCGCAACAACAAGTGGCTAGCAAAGAACCTAAAGGTAATATGGTAGCTGAAAGTTTTAGTATTTTTAGAAAACGATAATGAAAATTCGTGACATCATTTTTGAAGCACCTGGAAGTTATCAGCAGGCATACGATGCTGCTAAAAATATATTTTCACCTGCTAAAGCAATGACCAACGATCCAGCGTATCAAGCAGGCTATGCTAAAACAAAAAACATATTTTCACCTACCAAATGGGGCAAGTCTGCAGCACCAGCAGCAGGTGCAACCGCAACTATGCCAAAGAATTTTGAAATCAAAGATTCTTTAAATAATGCCGCAGCTGGGAAAGTATATCAAGATGATGTAGCTGTACTACAACAAGTTTATTCTGGAGTTAAATCTGGAAAAATAAAATCAAATGTTGATGCTGCTACACTGTTACCAGCATTGAAAGCTGCCTATCAAGCACAGCCAATTTCAGACAATTCAAAAAAACTGTTAGCACAGTTTGCACAACAGTTCTAAAAGAAAGGTAATCCGGTTTTCTTAGTGGTTTCGAGATTTTCTTTAACAATCTCGCCGATAATTTCTCGTTCTTCCCAACTTAGATTCATAGCTTCACTGTAAGAAAGACCTCTCATATACCAACATAATTTCAAAGCATCTTTCTTTATAGCCCTTGCCTCTTTATCCAAGCTATTGGACCACTGTAAGATCTCCGGCAAAGGTAAATTTAAGATCTTACTGCGAAAAAATTTGATTGGTCCATTGTAACAGGTAAAGAAAATTCTTTTTCACACTCACCACATTTAACATCCTTGGCTCTAAGTTCTATCTGTTCTCTTAGACCGGTGATGTGTTGTTGGATCTTTTCAAATACATCTTTGGAACAGTTATTGATAAAGTCTTTGATCTGAGCTTTATCTGTAGAAGCTCCGTTGGGCGTTTCAATTTGTGTGATACAATCTGCAATAATATCTACAGTAAGTTCTGTGATTTTAACAAAGCTCTTGCCAAATCTGTCTAATTTCTCTTCATCGCTGATCTGTTCATCATTGATAACTGCAAACAGTCTCTGTTGTTCTAGAGTCTTGATAGAAGTTTTAGTAATTTCTTTATAGTTATACGGTCTAATATGTACTGTTAATGGATCAATATCAATGGTGTCAACAAAAGTAAAATTATTAAACAACTGCATCCACTCTAATAAATTGATGTCATAGCTGTTAGATGCGTTACAATGAGGGCAGTCTGTGCCTACTTCCATGCTTTCACCATATGTAGCTACTCTGATAGCGATTAGACAAAAATCTAGATCGATACTGGGCATTGCCCATGGATCTTGCATTGCAGGAATACAGCTTTTGATCACTTCAACTGTGCTCTGTCCTGACAGCAACGCATCTGGAGTCTTAAACATGAGCTCATCTTTAGCGGTCATTGCATACACAGGATATTCTTCGTTGGCGCTGATGTCTAGTGCGCCTGTTTTGTAAAATTTGCCTTTGGAAGGCAGTTTAACATAAATCTTGGGCTGTCTATACCAATTGGCTAATGGATTTTTTTTGGCTGGATTTTGATCCTCTAATCGCAGCTCATTCAAATTTTCACTCATTTTTTCTCCAATAAATACTATTAGTGTAAAAGTATTTATATGCGCATTTTACCAGGAAAAAATTAATGGCATCAGTATTCATAGACATTCCCGGCGTCGGTAACGTAGAAGCTAAAAACGCAGCTACAGAATCTACTCTTAGAGAACTAGTTAACATCATGAAAGGTGTTCAACAAAACACCAAAAATAAATCAGGCCCAGGTCCTGGTGGGGCGGGTGGTTCCGCTGATGATGCCAAAGGTCCGGCACAAAAACTAACATCAATGGCAGGGCGTGCCGGAGACAGTCTAGGAAAATTTTACAAATCAGTTACGCCTGCAATTGGTGCAGTAGCAGGATTTACTGATGGGTTAGTTAACACCATACAGGCATTCTCTAATGTAGGCGACAGTGTAGAACGAGCTGCTAGTATATTCAGTGGTATCCCAATAGTAGGTACTATATTCACAGCAGTAGCAGGTGCAGCACAAAAAGTCACAGATTCGTATCTTTCAGTTACAAAGTCAGGTGCTACTTTTGGCGGTAGTATAAACAATTTTGCTGCATCAGCTAGTGCTGCCGGTATGACTATGGACAAGTTTGGCGCTATGATATCTCGCAATGGCGCAGGTATGTTAGGGCTAGCATCTAATACAGAAGAAGGTGCTAAAAGATTTGCGCAGATTTCAAAGGCATTAAGAACTTCTAGTGGTGATCTATATGCCTTGGGATATTCAACTGAAGACATCAATCAAGGATTGGCCACATACAGTGCTAATCTTAGACAACAAGGACTCCAAGGTAAAAAATCAAATGCTGAACTGGCCGCTGGTGCAAAAAGTTATCTAAAAGAAATAGACATGTTAGCTAAGATTACTGGTGAAGAACGATCAGCCAAAGAATCACAGATGAAAGCACTGCTAGCAGATGCACAGTTTAACGCAGCGATGGCTGGTAAAGATGAACTTGTTCGTAAAGATTTTGCAAACTTTGTAGGCGGCTTTGGTCCTAAGATGGGAGGGTTTGTAAAAGATTTTATTGCCACAGGAACCACAACCACTGAAGCTAATGCTAAAATAGCTGCAATGTTAGGTACCGATGTGATGAATCAACTTACAGGCATCAGACAGAAGATGTTGCGTAACGAAAGGCTAACAGATGAAGAACAAGATCTCATAAAGAAAACAGCTAAAAAGGTATCTGAAACACAGATGATACAGTCAGGCGGTGCACTAGCAGCAAGTCGAGACATGGACGATGCTACTGGCGCGATGGTAGAAAACATGGGTTACACTGACGATGCACATGCAGAAGCTAGAAAATCTCAAGACAAAGCCACGGCTGGTACTGATTTGATGAATGAAAAAATGCAGAAGGCGCAGCAGATGCTAGCAGGCTTCAGTAACAGTTTCCAAATGGCTTTAGCCAACAGTGGTATGTTAGATCTAATGTTGAAAGCATTCCAGTTTGTAGCAGGCTTTGTACAGACGTTCCTAGTACCAGCATTTCAAATATTGTCAACTATTATCACAGGTATTAGCAGCATAGTTACAGAATATCTGTATCCTGCATTTGTACATATTGCAGATTATATAGCACAATCAGTTCAGCCGATATTCCAAGCTATGGGTGAGTTTATTGATACTTCGGTAACTCCTGTATTTAAATCCATGGGGGAATTTGTTGATGCTGAACTAATGCCAATATTCCGAGCTATGGGAGAGTTCATAGATAAAAATCTTTCTACTATCCTGGACGGACTAGGCATAGCACTGGCAGTGTTAGCAGGTCGGTATCTCATACAAAACGGACTTGAATTAGTCAGAACTGGAATCACAGTTGCAGGTAACATCGCAATGGGACTCTGGAATCTTGCAGTAGGGGCAGGAGCAGCCGCAATGGCTCTGTTAACTAGTCCTGTATTCTTAGTCATAGCAGGAATCACAGCACTATGGTTGATCTTTAAGAAACTGGGCGGCGATACAAAGATTGTTGGAGACATGTTCTCATGGATGGGTCTCAAAATGAAGGATTGGTGGCTACAATTAAAAGAAGGTTTATTCTCACTGCTGAATAAGATACCAGGCATGCGTGGTGATTTTGATGAAGACCTAAAAGAAATAGCAACCGAAAGAGAAAAAAATGCAGAAGAACGCAGTCAACTTGAACAGGGTATTGTAAAACGAGCTGCTGAAAATCGAGCAGAATTAGACAAAAAGCAAACACTTGAGCAAGCAGCTAGACATCAGCGTGTAGATAAAAAACTATTAGATCAAAAAGAATCTGCTAACGCTCAACAGAAGGCAGCACTAGATGCCAAACGTAATCTTGATGATTCAGAAACAAATCTGCTGGTAGATGAAGCTACACGTCAAAAGAGCGCATACATCAAAGACAAGCCGTCAACATCAGTGGCCACTGCTGAAGCAACCAAAGCCAGCATAGTTACAGAAGCTGAACAAAAACGAGCAGCCGCAGAAGCTCCAGCCAAAAAAACAGAAGAAGAAAAGAAAGCTGAAGAATCCAAAAAAGAAAGCGGAAAAGGACCAGGCCCGTCTACTCAAGATTCCCCTGCAACATTGCTCGCCAGCTTAAATACTAAGATGGATCAATTGATAAAACATGCAGCCGTAACGCAATCAAATACATATGAAACATATAGAGCAACAAATGGGTTGTCAGGCAATCTTTATAAGTCTGTTTAATTAGGATAACAGGATGAGTTGGAAAAAATATTTCACACCAGTGAGCGTTAACAATAGGGATACTGGATACAGTCCAATATCAGGAGGCGGTGGCCGACCAGGTCCTGCACGTTCTAATTATTCCAGCTACCTGCCAGATGTATATGCAGGAGCTCCAAATAGAATTGAACGCTACATGCAGTATGATACTATGGATATGGACTCAGAAGTCAATGCTGCTCTAGATATTCTAGCAGAATTCTGTACACAAAAAGACAAAGAAAATACCACTCCATTCCATACACACTATCGCGGGCAGGCAACATCAACAGAAGTCAAGTTGATCAAAGACGCACTGCAAAAATGGACTAAACAACAACAATTTGAAACTAGGATTTTCCGTATTGTACGAAATGCTTTCAAATACGGAGATTGCTTTTTTGTTAGAGATCCACAGACTAAAAAATGGTTGTTCGTGGATGCTGCTAAAGTAACCAAAATTATTGTCAACGAATCAGAAGGCAAAGTTCCAGAACAGTATGTGATCAAAGATATCAATTTCAATTTTAAAGAAATGATCGCAGTAACTCCACATGGTACTACAAACACAGCACCAAGCGGCACAAGTTCCTATACCACAGGTGGCGGATTTGGTCGTGGCATGGTGGGCGCAGCAGCACAAACACCTGGTACAAGATTTCAAAATGCCACTAACGAAGTTACCATAGATGCTAAAAACGTTGTGCATATTTCACTGTCAGAAGGCTTAGACAACAACTATCCTTTTGGTAATTCATTACTAGAAAGTGTTTTCAAAGTATACAAACAAAAAGAATTGCTTGAAGATGCTATCATTATCTATCGTATACAACGTGCTCCAGAAAGACGCATTTTCTACGTTGACGTAGGTAACATGCCGGCACACATGGCCATGGCGTTTGTGGAAAGAGTTAAGAATGAAATACAACAACGTCGTATTCCGTCAGCCACAGGTGGTGGTGCTAATGTACTTGATGCATCATACAATCCTTTAAGTGTAAATGAAGATTACTTCTTTCCGCAGACAGCAGAAGGTCGCGGTTCAAAAGTTGAAACACTGCCAGGTGGTACTAACCTAGGTGAAATCACAGACCTACGTTACTTTACCAACAAACTATTCCGTGCATTAAGAATACCAAGTTCATACTTACCAACTTCAGTAGATGATGCTTCAAACACAGTAGCAGATGGTAAAGTAGGCACAGCTTATATTCAAGAACTGCGCTTCAACAAATACTGCGAACGCTTACAGTCTATGATCGTTGAAACATTTGATCTAGAATTTAAACTATGGCTGCAATCAGAAGGCATCAACATTGACAGCGGAATATTTGAATTGAAATTCAATGCACCGCAGAATTTTGCTGCGTATCGTCAATCAGAACTAGACACAGCTCGTGCAGCTACGTTCGCACAGCTACAAGAAATTCCACACATGAGCAAACGCTTTGCTATGAAACGATTCCTAGGTATGTCACAGGAAGAGATCACAGAAAACGAAAGAATGTGGAGAGAAGAACAAGGTGCTAGACTTACACCAACAACAGATTCTGCTGCAGAAATGAGATCAGCAGGCATTACCCCAGGCGGCATGGCTGCAGATTTAGGGGCCCAAACAGCAGAAGCGCCGGAGGGCATGGCCGCTGCAGCCGAGGCAGGTGCCACAGGCGCAGAAGGTGACACAGCATCTGCAGAAGCACCAGCTCAAATATAAATACATTATGCTTCTAAGAGAATTCATTTATTTCAACGACAACACAAACGACTTTGCAGTTGATCGTCGCTACGACAACAGCAAAGATTCATCAGTGGTTAAAAAAGGTGATACTCGTAAAATACGCTTAACGCTACGTCAGATCAATCAATTGAGACTGCAGGCAGAAGCACACGAAGCAGAATCTCAATCTGAGCTGGGTTTTATACAACAAATGTACGGAACCCCAATTGAACCTACAGAAGCAGCAGCGTAAAGCTGAAAAAGCCCTAGCCAAGGCGCTAAAAGCTCAAAGAAAAAATCCCGAAGAGGTAATACCGTTACCTAGAGTTCAGCCGCCACCCTTAAGCCTAGCACCCAAACCTAGAACAGATGTAGTTAAAAGACCTAAAAATTCCTCACCAGTGTCTTTTGTACTGGGCAATGGTAGAAGTAGACTGAATATAGACTGTGAACGATTAATGTCTATAGGCACAATGTATGGCTGCAACGCTCAGTATAGAGAGTTTGCACCACATTATCTCGTAGCTGTAGACGTTAAAATGGTCAATGAAATCATAGCTGCGGGCTACCATAAACAGCACGAAGTATGGACTAATCCTAACAAAGGTATAGTTACCAAAGACAGAATTAATTTTTTTAGTCCGCATAAAGGTTGGAGCTCAGGACCAACAGCACTGTGGTTCGCAGCCAGTCAAGGAGCCAGCGAAATATACATACTAGGTTTTGATTATCAAGGGTTAAACGGTAAATTCAACAATGTATATGCAGATACATTCAACTACAAAAAATCAACAGATTCAGCAACTTATCACGGCAATTGGCTGAGTCAAACCGAAAAGGTAATCAAAGAATTTAGACATATTAAATTCTTTAGAGTAATAGAACCTGGAGCATTTATTCCAGACAAGCTAGGTCCGACTCTAGCTAACCTAAGCCATATCAGTGTGGAAGACTTTGGAAAAAGATTTCCGGACACTATATATTCCGATCAAAATGCTCAAAAAAGTACCATTTAACGGAGTTTTTTAATCTACGTAGTAAATAACACTACAGCCTAATACCATAATCTTAAGGAGAACATAACATGGCAGATAACAAATTACTAAGCCAAATGCTAGAGCATTTGGTAAATGAAGATTCAGCAAAAGCTGAAGAACTTTTCCACGAATACGTAGTAGCTAAATCACGCGAAATCTACGAAAATCTAATCGAAACAGAAATTTCTGAAGAAGAAAAAGACGAAGACGACGAAGTTGACGAAGCTGCTAAAGATGAAGATGCAGAAGACGACAAAGTTGACGAAGCTTCAGACGAAGACAAAGACGATGAAAAAATGGACGAAGAGTTTGAAGACATCGCAATCGAAGCAGATGACGAAATGGGCGGAGACGCTACAGACGACCTAGAAGCAGAACTTGGCGACGAGCCAGCAGATGCAGAAGGTGAAGCATCTGAAGAAGAAATTATGCAAGACCTAGGTGATATCATCGATGAGCTACAAGCTAAATTTGATGCACTACAAGGTGAGGAAGAAGAACAAGGTGAGTTTGGTGACGATGAAGGTGACATAGGCGGTGAAGAGCCAAAAATGGACGCTTTTGAACCTGAACTCGAAACAGTACGCGAATACGTAGAAAAAGTTGCTACACCAAAAGGTGGAGACAATGGTGCTAACGCTAAATCAATCGTAGCCGGTAAGAACGATATGGGCGGTACAACTGCTAATATTGCTAAAGGTGGCGAATCTAAAGGCGAAGGCTCAAAAGGCGGATTGTTAAATCCAGCAGCTAAAGAAGATAACGCAGGTAATATCAATGTTCCAGGTGGCAAAGCAGGATCTGCTTTTAACAAAAAAGAACCAGGACATGGCGCTGAGAAAAAAGGCGCAGCTGAATCAGCTGATAACAAGCAAAGTCTTTTCCGTGGCCGTAGATAATAGAGGATTAAACAGGTGAAAAGATTATCACTAGCAGAACATTTGAGTTATGACCAGGCTAAGATTGTCTTAGAGAGCGAAGAAGGTAGCGACGGTAAAAAGTCGCTACACTTAAACGGTATTTGCATTCAGGGCGACATTCGCAATGCAAACCAACGTGTTTATTCTTCTCAAGAAATTGGCAAGGCTGTCAAAACGCTCAACGAGCAGATCGCTGGAGGTTACTCTGTGCTAGGAGAAGTCGATCACCCGGCAGATTTACGCATCAACCTCGACCGTGTAAGTCACATGATTACAAAGATGTGGATGGACGGTCCTAACGGTTACGGAAAACTAAAACTACTGCCAACGCCAATGGGTCAATTAATTGAAACCATGCTGACGTCGGGAGTAAAATTAGGAGTTTCGAGTAGGGGTAGCGGTGAAGTAGATGGTGGCGGCAACGTTCAAGGTTTTGAAATTATCACTGTTGACGTAGTTGCACAACCCAGTGCCCCGGGAGCATATCCAACTCCAGTTTATGAACATTTAATGAATAACACAGGCGGCTATCAGGCATTTAGGATAGCACAAGAAGTCCAAGGCAATCCACAGGCACAGCAATACATAGCAGAGAGCTTGAAAAGAATTATTTCAAGACTCAACTAACTAGGAGAATCACATGCTAGACATCGTTAAGCAATTATTTGAAAACAATGTGATTTCCGAGGAAATTAAATCGGAGATTGAATCAAGCTGGCAAGGCAAAATTCAAGAAAACCGTGACCAAGTTACTGCTGAACTACGTGAAGAATTTGCACAAAAGTATGAACACGACAAAGACGCAATGGTAGAAGCTGTTGAAGCTATGCTATCGGATCGTCTTCAAGCTGAACTAGGTGAACTTGCAGAAGATCGCCAAGGACTAATTGATGCTCGTGCAAAATACGCAGCTAAAATGACGCAAGATGCGCAAGCAATGGAGTCATTTGTTCTACAAAACCTTAAAAAAGAATTGTCAGAACTACACGAAGATCGCAAAGCAGTTGCAGGCAATGTTGCAAAATTAGAATCTTTTATTGTGGATGCACTAGCGAAAGAAATCGCAGAATTCCATGCTGATAAAAAAGACCTAGCTGAAACTAAAGTTAAATTAGTTCGCGAAAGCAAAGCTAAGTTTGAAGCAATTAAGAAAGACTTTATTGCTAAGTCAGCAAAGATCATTGAAGAAACAGTCGCAAAAGGACTGAAATCTGAAATGTCTCAATTAAAAGAAGATATTGATGCAGCTCGCAGAAATGACTTTGGTCGCAGAATTTTTGAAAGCTTCGCAAGCGAGTACGCTGCAAGTCATCTCAATGAAAAATCTGAGACAGCTAAACTTCTAAAGGTTGTTGATCAAAAAACTCAAGAACTAGAAGAAGCAGCAAAAATTGTTGCAGAAACACAAACACTAGTAACAAGCAAAGAAAAAGAAATCGCAATCATCAAAGAATCAGCAAAACGCAGAGATGTAATGGGCGAGTTGTTAGGTCCTTTATCAGGTGACAAGAAATCTGTAATGGGCGAGTTATTAGAATCAGTTCAAACTGATAAATTATACAGTGCTTTTGACAAGTATCTACCAGCAGTAATGAACGGTGGAACACCTTCTAAGAAAGCATTAACAGAGGCTAAAGAAATAACAGGCGACAAACAACAGGCACAAACTTTCAGTAGTGAAGAAAAAACTGCTGAAATATTTGACATCCGCAGGCTTGCGGGACTAAAAGTTTAAGGAGAACTATAATGTCACAATTACTCGAGTCACGCTGGTCGGAAACCAAAGACGCCCTTTTAGAAGGTCTTCAAGGTAACAAGCGCACAGTAATGGCAACAACTCTTGAGAATACCCGCAAGTATTTGTCTGAGTCTGCCACAGCTGGTGCTACATCCGCTGGCAACGTAGCAACACTAAATCGTGTGATCCTTCCAGTGATCAGACGTGTAATGCCAACCGTTATTGCTAACGAATTAGTTGGTGTACAACCAATGACTGGCCCAGTTGGTCAGATCCATACTCTACGTGTACGTTACAGCGATACATTCGCAGGTAGTGTAGGTGGAGCAACAACAGCTGGTGAAGAAGCGTTAAGCCCATTCAAGATTGCTGAAGGGTATTCTGGTACAACAGTTGGTAAACCAGCTTCAACAGCAGCATTAGAAGGCGTTGCTGGTAACAAGTTAAGCATTCAAATCTTGAAACAAACAGTTGAAGCTAAAACACGTAAGCTATCAGCTCGTTGGACATTCGAAGCAGCACAAGATGCACAAGCCCAACAAGGTATTGACATCGAAGCTGAGATCATGGCAGCTCTTGCACAAGAGATTACTGCTGAGATCGACCAAGAAGTTCTACGTAGCCTAGCTACATTGTCTTCAACAGTATTAACATACGACCAAGCTGCTGTTTCAGGTACAGCTACATTCGTTGGTGACGAGCATGCTGCTTTAGCTGTTCAAATCAACCGTGCTGCTAACTTGATCGCTCAGCGTACACGTCGTGGTGCAGGTAATTGGGCTGTTGTTTCCCCAACTACATTGACACTACTACAATCTGCTACTACAAGCGCATTTGCTCGTACAACAGAAGGTACATTCGAAGCTCCTACAAACACTAAGTTTGTTGGTACATTGAA